GGAGCGATGCAGCATCGGGAGTATCTCGGATCGCGGCAGGCTGACATGGATCTGGTTGACGTTCGGCGCCAGATTATAGCCAGTCGCCCCCAGCTCGTGCAGGAGTTTCAAATGCTCCTCGGGCATCAGCCGGTACTGCACCGTGGCCACTGTGAGCGGCCAGTCGCTCGTCGCATAGGCCACGCGGCGAGCGGTCAGCGTCTTGGCCTCCTCTATGATCTGATCTTTGACGACAGATGATAGCTTGTAGTTGGGCATGAGAGTGGACCTCGACAGGTGTGTATACTCTTTACGACGGTAGTGAATAACTTCCCCTCTCGGCAGAGGGAGTGGGCCGCCGGGGCTTTCTCAGACGTTGATCCGCACGACTTCACCAAACGGCACATGCACGTCCGTTGTCGCACACCAAACGACGGGGTACGCGGGCGGCTTGCTCGGGAAACTGCCGTAAAGATCTGTAATGTATACCAATGTCTCAGGCGCGATGTGCTCTCGCTCAAGGTGCTCGAACACCGGCACGAACGATGTGCCGCCGCCACCGGGCGCACCCTTCACGCGCACGTCGGCCAGCTCGTCCAGCGAACTCACCTCGTCCACACGCTGCACGCGGGCGTCGCAGAAAATCACCGTGATCTTCTTCGGCCGGATGTCGGATAGCACGCCACCCACTTCCGCGAAGAACGCGGCCAGCTCCTTGTCGCCGATCGAGCCCGACGTGTCGATCGCCACCGCGACGTGCTCGGCCCCATAGCCCCGGCGGCCGGGCATAATCACCAGCGGGTTGAGCACCAGGCGCCGGCGGTTCGGCCGGTTCCAGGTCTCGTGCCGAGCGCCCATGTGGCCGGTCAGGATCATGCGGATATGGTCTTGCCAGGTTACCTGCGGCTCCAGGATCTCCTCGACCATGCGCTTGATGCGCTCGGGATACTTGCCCATGGCCTTGGCAGCACTCGCCGCCCGTGCGATGGCTTCCTTGAACTCGCTCTCGTCGGGCGCGTCTTCCTTACCCGTCACCGGGTCGACACCGGGCTCCATCAGCCCATCGAAGCCGCCGCCATTGCCCGCCGCCTTGGGGTCATGCTTGGCTCCCTTGGGTGCCTTGCCGGAACCTCCCAGGGTCTTATTGTCTCGTCCTTGGCCGCCGCTGGCGCCCGCGTCCTCACCGTTGTCACCTCCCTTGGGCTTCTTCTTGTAGGTGCGGCCGTACACATCCTCAGTCAGCTCGTCGCCGGTGGTCTCGGGATCGTAGAGCCAGGCCGGGTTGCACAGACCGACGCCGTCCTCCAGCAGCCCGGCATTGATCACATAGTCCGCCGCGATGTTGAATTGCTCTTGGTCGAACGGTGTGCCGCGACACTCGCCGGCGAGCTTGTAGGACTTCATCCGCTGCGGATGCCGCGCCACGAAATGCGCCACCTCATGGGCGAACACGAACACCGCCTCGGGCGGCTTGAGCGTGGCGAGATAGGCTGGGTTGATGAACACATGGCGGCCGTCAGTGGCGGCCATCGGCACGTCCAGGGTCAAAACTTCCTTCATCTCGCTGAAAAACAGGTGCGCGTAGAACGGACAGGCGCTCATGAACCCGACACGCGCCACCTGGAGCGCACGCGCCTGATCGGCGGTTGGTGTGACATCGGCAAAGGGATGCGTTGAAGCTGACATAGTAGATTGGACCTTGGTTGGAGTATGTTTGGAGTGTATTTAGTTCACGTCGGTTTCGGCTAAAACCTACGTAGTAATATTATTCAGAACTTCCACTATAATACCGGCGATCTCGCGTGATATACCACACGCAATCGCACGGTAATTGTGCTGGCTCAGCGGGCGCTGATTATCCTCGATCTCGTAATACTGCACGAAGTCACTAGCGCCCACAAAGTCATACTGGCCGTGCGGGCGCGCTTGGGTCAGAATCACGCTGTATCGTGGGCGCGTGCTCGGCGCGATCGGCGCGTTCATTCGATGCTCACCCTCGCTCGGTCGGATGCGGCACCTGTGGCACGTCGCGCCACTCGGTGACACCGGTGCTGGCGTTGACCCATTGCTGCTGCAAGGTAATCCCCAGCCAGCGCAGGCGGGCGTTCGGCAGCCAGCCCGCGTCGTTGCGCAGATCCTCGGGTGTCACGATCGGCATGCTACAACCCCCAGCCCGTGAGCTTGTCCGCGACGGAGCGAGCCTGGTCCGCCACGTCCCGACGCACACCCTCGGATTTGCGCAGCGCCTTGGCATCGACACCCGCGAGCATGTCGGAGATGTCCCGCGTGATCTCGGCCGCACGCGGGTCCTGGGCGACGTTCCAGCCGGGGATCAGGATCATCAGCTCGCGCACATCCTCGACGGTGCTGGCGCGGAACGTGGCGGCGTCACCCTTGGCGTCAGTCTCGGTCAGGCGCCCAACCATGTGGTTGACCCGCTCGCGCACCTGCTCCCACATCGCGGCCGAGGCGGTGGCCGCCATGCGGGATTGTTTGGCGGCGAGCCCCTTGGACAGCTTGCCCAGCATGGCGTCAGGCAGGCCCTGGAACTGGGTGCCGGCCGGGATCGGCTCGAAATCGAAGCTGACCCGGAAGCTGGCACGCACCTCAGTGACCGATGGATAGTCGGCGTCAGCCAGTGCCGCGAGGTTGGTGCGCGCCTGGATCACGGCGGCTGGATACTCGTCTATAAATTTATCCAGGCTAGCGAGTGCCACCCGCTTGAGCCGCGACATCTCGCCCAGATATTTGTCGAACAGCATATTGGGCAGCAACCTGGGCCCGCGCATCCGCTCGGTCGGCGAGCCGGCGACCCATGGCAGGGTCAGCGCATAGTGCTGGTTGCGCACCGCGGCGTAGGCACCCTTGCAGTCCTTGTAGCTGCCGTCCACGCCAGCCAGCAGGTTCTTCACGGCGCGACCGACATTGCCCGTGGCGCCCGCGTCAGCCTTCACCTTGTCCATGATGGCGCGGTCCGATCGCTCGGCGCCCCAGATGGATATGCTCACGCTGGCCAGCATGGCGGTCGAGCGCACCGCCTCACTCAGATCGGCGCCCGTCAGCATCGTTGTTTGAGCGTCGGGCGGCTCGGATAGCTGATAGGCTACGTCCATGTGATTGGCTCCTGTTGAGTTTTACTACCGTCGTAATTGTCGGGCAAGCCGGGGAGCTACCCCCGGCGATGCGTCACCGATCACGAGTTCGAGGCAATTATCAGATCCTTGTTTTGTTGAAGCCATTGTGTAAATCCAACCGTGTTAAGCATAAACTTGGCGGTCTTCGGCTGCGCCTGGATCGCCCGTACACTCAACACCTGCATTTCGATCTTCAACCGCGAGATATACCGGATCACGTCCGGCGCGTTCTTCTCAGTCACGTTGTGTGCCAGCATGTAGCCGCACACCATTTGCGCATCGGCATTGGTGGGCAGCTTGGCCTTGGCCGGGTCGCGTTCGATGTCGGCGATCTCGGGCAACTCGTTTGCGTAGCGAAGGTGGGTAAAAAACTGCGCGGACTCGCCGCCACCGATCCAGCCTGATGCCACCTCGCGAGCGATCGGATCCAACGGCAGGCGATCCTTGGCGATATCCTCCTGCGAGCGCAAGGCCATCAGATCCCGATCGAGCAGGCACAGGGTCCTGGGCGTGCAGAACGGATCGGAACCCGGCGGCACAGTGTCGCGGAACACCAGATGCGGCTGCTTCTGGGCGAAGCTCATGGTCAGATAGTGCGGCCGGTTGGCCGGCGCCTGCGCATTGGCCCAGTCGATCCAGCAAGCCGGGCTCGGATCCACCACCAGCTGGCAGCGCCGGTTGATGATGAACATCAGCTCACGCATGACGCCGGACCGGTCTGACATGCGGTTGCCCGCCGCGACCACCCGCCAGCCCATGGGCAGCTCGGTGGTGCCGACGATGCCGCGATAGATCAGCTCGGCCGCCGGCTTCTTGACCTCATCCTCGGCCTGGCCGAACTCGTCCAGGAACAATATGCCCACGCGCGGCACGGTGTGTTGCCAGGTGCCCGGCTTGTGCCAGGTGCCGTCGGGCTCGACCACATAGGTGGTCATCTTGGTCGGATACCAGGGCGGCGTGGAGAAGTAGGTGTCCATACCCGCCTGTCCGTCGGCGCGCTTGGCCGGCATCATGAAGCCGCGCACATCCACGGAGGAAATCGTGGCCAGCATAAAAACCACGACGCCAACGGGTTCATTCAATGTCACCGCGAGATTGGCCGCGGTCTGCATTACGCCGTCGGACTTGCCGATGCCCGGCCCCGACAGAAGGTATAAGCCGTTGGCGCGGTGCGAACCGCTCAGCGCCGCGACGTGGGTGCGCAGCATAACTTGTTTGGCTTGATCAAGGTTCATAAGATTTGGTTGACCTCGGTTTTAGTTGTGATTGTTCACAGCCGCACTCGGCATGCGGTCCGTGTAGGTGTTTGGTTTTTTACGACGGTAGTGTTTATTCAGGATGAAGGTAAGGACAATTTTACCTCCTACTCAACCCCAGAGCTTCGCGCCGGTCGGCTTCGGTCAGGACCTTGTTGACTTCGGCCAGCCGGTCCCATGGACCTTGTGTTGGCACCGCAGCAGCTGTCCAGCGCAAACCGTAGCGGGCAATCAGGGCGCGGAACTCGATCATGGCTTCATCGCGGGTCATCATGGTGTCTCGCCCACCGGCGCACCCGTGATGTCCAGCTCGACACTCTCGTCCGCGCAGTAGGACTTGCCGCAGCTCGAACATTCATCGTCGCAGGCGCAGGACCAGTTCATGGTCCATTCCTGCCCACAGTCATCACATTGGTAGTGGTTCTCGAACAGGCATGGCTCGCCGTCGGAGTCCACGTCGCCCTTCCAGACGTCGCTGTCCGCGACCCACACCCACGCCATCACGTAGGCTCCCTGATCGTCGCTCAGCGACACCACGGCCGAGCTGTCGATCTCCAGCTCGCCATCGCGCTGCTTGTCGCGGGCGGCCTCGACGTAGGCTTCCTCGACGCGGCCCTTCGCTTGGAACGCCACAGTGCAGGATGCGAACGTCAAGCCCTTAGAGATCAGCGTGCGTAGCGCCGCTTGCAATTCGTCGCCGGTCAGCGTGGGTGAATTTTGTTCGTTCATTCGATGTTCTTCTTTACTTCCGTAGTAAATGTTAGGGTGAATCAAGCAAACCCACTCATCCCTTGGGGTGCGCGAGCCCGCGAGCCAGTAACTCAAGGGGACCACATAGTGGGTTCGCAGCGTAGACATCGGTCGGTCGCTCGTTATACCAAAGTCCACCCACGTCGATGTGGTACGGTTGGCCGAAACCGAGCGCCTTGCAGATCGCGTTGACGCTATTCCTGGTGATGACCATGTTAGATCCGCACAAGCTTGTATAGATCATGCCCGTGTCGTCACCGCGCCAGGCGATGCGCCAGCGATGGTAAACCACTTCGTCGCCCGTGCAGAAGGTGTCATACTTTGTAATAGTGGTGACACGCCTATCCTTCAGCGCTTCGGCCATGGTGGTGAAGACCGACAAGCTCACCTAAAAATCTCCACACATAGCGTCTTATCCTGGTTGACAATCGTCGCGACTGGCACACGCGCACCGCGGCCGGCGATCATATTCCAGGCGCGATCGAGCATGGTGGCCAGCTCCAGCGCGTCGATCGAGCCCGGCACGGTGTGCTTGCCGTCGGTCAGATAGTCCGTGGTGGCGTTCTTGACCGCGACGTGAAGCTGCTCGCTCTCGCCTTTGACCTGGAAGAAACCGTCTTTGTGGACATTGGTGTGGGTCAGATAGACGCGAAAGGCCATGGTGTTTACTCCTGTAGTAAGTGTTAACGCTATTTGGACAAGCCAGCGCGATACGCGAGCACGCCCAAGGGACCGCACACAATAAAGGGCTCGCCAATGTGGGTCAGTTGATCGCCAAAGAACCACGCACTCGATTGGCCGTCGCGCCGTTCGCGCGTGATTATTCTGGGCGCACTCGTGAGCGGATCAATGGCGCGCGTTATATGCTCGATCACGCGACGCGAATACTGTGTGCTTGGCCCTGTCGGGAGAACCGCGACTAAGCTGCCCGAGGTTTCGTCGAACCACGCTATCTTTGCATCGCTTAATTTGAGCACGCCGCCATGTGTGGTCAGGTTCGCGAGCTTGTTGATGTAGATCTTGCGACCCGCGAGGAACGCCGCGATCACGAGCTGGTCGTCATTATAGGGGAATAGGTGCCGCTCGCCGTCCGCGTCCGGGTCGTGATTTTTATCGTTCATCGGTCCTGGCTTTCGGGTTGCATGGGTGGGTTCTCATAGTCGGAGATCGCTTGGTTCATATCGCTGATCGCCGCCGCTCGCGGGTTATAAAATTGCCCGCGGATCAGGCCAATCACCAAAATGGCCGCGATCACCCACAGAATAAGTTTCGTGCTATTTTCCATGCTCTCCCAGCCCTCACTACGTAATAACTTTCGGACTAGACAAAAGTTATAAGGGTCGCGGGCTGAAAAGACTGAAATTAGGCATATCAGTCACTTACGAATTGTAGCTATCGTATCCAGGAAAATCACGTTAAGAAGGCGATTGAAGCTGTTGAAAAGACTGGTTAAAGCTATCAAAGCTATTAAAACGTCCAAAATCTTGTATAGACACCTACAGAGATGTTCCCTATGCGCGTAACGAAAAAAGTTCATTCAATAATTTCGTGCGTAGCGCAATTTTATTTACGCCCTATAGGAAAGCCAAAAACCCGCGTATATATAAAAAAACCATAGATATAATAGTTATAATGGATATAATAATTAAAAACTCCAGCTTGCTCTAGGGCTTCCACGAAATCGACCATAACCAAAGCCTAGCTTTTGACTAGGCTATGGTTGCTATGGTTCGCGGCTTTGGTCCAGCTAATTCTTCGCGTGTTAAAATTAAGCCGCCGCAAGCTCCAGATTGTCGCCCAAAAGGCTATCTACGTCCATCGCGTCGAGCACATCGTCACCCAAAACATCGGCGATCACGTCTACCTTAATAATCTTGGGTGAGTTCGTTACGGGTATAGGGAGCATCTTGGGGGTCGGCTGAAGGCCCGGCTTCGCGACCGTGACGAACGGCGAGGGCTTGTTTACTACGGAAGTGTTAATGTTGGTCGTAACCACGGGCGTGTGCGCCTGGATGTCCTTAACATCCTCCTCAGTGAGCGCATTTTTACGTGCCTGCGCTGCGGTAACATGTTCAACGGTAACGCGCTGCAAACTTTCGATCGCCACGCCGATGTCATCCACAGGAAAATCTGTGTGAAACTCCTGTAGCTTAGACAGAAGGTTTTCCAGCTTGGTGAACACCTTGCCCACGTTGTGATCCGGGTCGTTCTCAATCGCGTAGTCTATCAGCGTGGCTTCTTCCTGGATAAGAATTCCATCGTTGATCGCAGCTTTCATCGCGCCGGTAATCGCGTGGTACTTGCGCTTCGCCCACTTAGCGATGGGTCGTGGCGCGCCGTCGTTCAGCTCGACCTGTTGGGCTTCATTTTCCCAAGCAAGATTTACCACGTCGACCAACGTGCGAAAGTTATCCCGCACGGCTGGATGTGCGGCGTAGCAAATTTCATACAGGAAAGTCTTAACCGAGCTTTCTGCTTTTGGTCCGCCGTTACCCTTGACGACATCCTTGACGGCACTCTTGACTTCCTCGGGATGCCAGTTATTTTTCTCTGCGAGATCAGCAACCACAAACATAATGTCCACGCGCTTGGAATTGACCACCTCGCCCGCGGCTTTCGCAGCGTCTTTGGCGTCATTGTGAAGGCTTACATCTACGTTGATATCGGCCGCGTTGACGCGCAGCGCGCTTGCAATCTCATCAACGCGCTTTTGGTTCAGATTAAACGTCGCGCCAGTAACCTTGGTTTTCTTTGCCATAGTGTTGTTTACTTCCGTAGTAAATGTTAAGGATGCTCGATAAACACAGGGAAAACTCCCTATGCTTGTGGAGCATCCTTGCGTGTAGGTGTGACTACACGCGCGGAAATATTAAGCTCTTGCGAGTCGCTTGCTAGGCGACTCAACAAGTTTGGGCTTTTAGTTGATACACGGGCTGCGGCTAAAGAGAACCGAGACTGTTCCGTGGCGGCATATCAGGTATAACCGAGGGGGTGATACCCCTGCCTCCTGACTGTTTCATCCTTTGTATCGCTGTTCGGAAGGGATACTTCCTGCGACCCGGTTAGCTTGGTCCGGGCTTGGCACGTTACTTAGGCTGGTAATACGCTAAATCCGTTTTTATTACGTAGTAACTGGACAGGGGGTATGCCCCCGGCACCAGGGGGGCCATCTGGACAAGGGGTGGGTGGCCAGGCCCGCCCAGGTAAGTCGCTCACACAAAAATCCCAAATTTTCCAAAGCCTTATAACCACCCCTAGTGTATTCTTGTTGATCTCTCACTATCGTCGTAAATGTTCCTGACCTCAAACCCAGGACGCACCATGAGCGATACAATCCAGCCGACCGATGAGACCGCCCTCGACAGTCGTCGCGACGATGACGGCGACACCATGGCCGTCGAGATCAGCATTCCGCCCACGCCCGATGAGGTCGCCAGGGCCGCGGCAATCCGCGCCGCGTCGGATCCTACCAAGCCGAACGCCCCGGAGGCGCCGAGCACGGCCGCGCTGGACTACGTGCCGCCTGCGCCCGATCCGAGTGCCGCGACCGAGGACGCCGCGCACGCGGCGACGAACGAGCAGGCCGAGGACGGTATACATAAGGAGAGCGGCCTCGACGCCCGGCTGCACATGGCGCACGGGCTGGCCAGGCGGGGGCTGGCCTTCGCGTCGATCAACGATCTGGCTAAGGCGGTGTTGCTTATGCTGGACATGCACCGGACGCCGAAACCCGCCGATAGCCCGGTCGCGATCGCGGCTGCGAGAGGTGAGGGACCCCCTTTGCTCTGAACGCTTTATATTGAGAGTCTTTATATAGAGGTTGCGCCCGCACCTGGAAACCGTACTAGGTGCGGCGCGATCTTATGCGAGTGTACTCGTAAGGGACCCTAAAGAACTCCTATAGGACTCCGACAGGGCCATATGATTTGCTACCGACTCGGGTTATAGTGCGTTCGCACAATCGCTAGGGTGCTGATAAAATACGAGTTTAGCAAATATACGGCGAGGGTGCCGTGTTGGGGTAACCAGGGATCGAGTTGCATATGCCGGTAGCGAATAGGAAAAAGCTTTCATCGACCGTGGTGCAAGAGAAGAAAGTTTGGCCGCCGTTACCAAAATTGTCGCTGAGCATGGTCATGGCGATCGAGGAATATCTTATAGAGAAGTTCAAGTCTAAGCGACCGCCTGAAGTTAGTGCGAAAGTCTTAGCTCTGGTGATCGAACTTCATCGACGTGGCGAACCATTTCCGTTGCGCGCGCACGTCGCGCATGATTTGAACTGCTCAAAGTTTGGCGTGGACGCGGCGCTCAACATGGCGATGGCGCGCGATCTGGTTGTGCTCAAGGTGACCATTCAGGAGAGCCTGACGATTTCACACCGGCCGGCGGTCACGCAGCACCGGTTTTTCATCCCGAGCCGCCGCTTGATCGCGGCATCGGGTCAGGCGCAGTCACCGTCGCCATCATCGTCGACGCGGCGTGCCGCAGCGCAGTAGCGGCGCAATAACAAAACTTTTGTATTACGTTAACGGTTGCGTTGGTCCGCGCGCCCGCCGATAGTCGTTCGGCGAAAACGCGGAGTTGATACTGTGAACGAGGTATATTATCTAAAGCAGATGGGTGACTCCACGCACATTGACGCTGGATCCAATCAGGTTAGCGGCTTCGAGCCCGGCCCTGGGGATGAGGCGCACCCCAACCACTTCCGGCTGCCGTCGCGGCCGGTGCTCAAGCGCGGGCCCCGCCTTGGGACGCCGAAGGCGGTTCGCCTGGAGCTGCCGCTCGATGACGATGACCAGCTTGAGCGCGACCTGACGGTTCTGGTTGACGCGGTGCAGCGTGCCCGCGATTTGTGCAGAAACAAGGCGCTATTGGCGCAGCCGGGCGCTCTCGGGGTCATGGTCAGGAAGCAGCTGGAGGGCGCCAACCATGTCCTGCGGCGCCGACTTCATTTACGATAACCGCGTTTAATCAGCGCATTGGCCGTGCGCTGATCATGGCAGATTAAATACGACGCGCTTGTGCGCAGACCCGGCTAGGAATGGGGGCGAATAAATACTACTGTCGTAAGATACGGCGAAGGCGCCCGGCCATGTCCGAGATCACCAAGCGGTTCAGCGTTGTCGAGATCATCGGCGTGATCGTGTTTGTCGGCGGGGTTGTCGGGAGCGTCTACACGCTCGGCGTCTACATGCAGACGCAGAAATCAATGGTGGCGCAGATGGTCCAGAATAGCGCCGACTCCAAGGCTGCCACCGCCGCCGAGATGGAAGATCTCAAGCGTGACATTACCAGCCGCTCGCAGGCGGCCGACAGCGCCCGCGACGAGATGACCCACTCGCTCAACGATCTGAGCGGCAAGGCTGCGCAGAACACCGCAGTGCAAGCCTTCATGATCGAGGAATTGAAAGAGTTGAGGATGGGATCACACCGATGAATGTGTGCGTGTATGTGCTGCTGTTCGTGCTGGTGGGATGTGGCGACCACCGAGCCGCCATGGTGCCGGTGGCCGACGTTATACCAGAGCCCGCCGCGATCGTGGTGCCGCGCGTGCGTCATCCTGCGGCACCCCCGGCAGCGGAGGCTGGCCCGGCCGCTCCAGCGTCGCCGGCGAGCGTCGCCGCGGTGATCCGTGACAGCAACTCGCTCATCGACAAAACCTATCGGTATGTCGAGTTCAAGGACGCCAGGGCCGACAATGTCCGCACGCTGATCCAGCTCAAGCACGCCGTCGACCGCGCCAATGATGCCGTTATCAACCACCACCATCCGACCACTGAGGAAGTCGCGGCGGCACGTCACGCGGCGGACGACCTCGCGCACTTTTTCGCCACCAAGGATGACGACTGATGGACCTTTTCCAGACTTGCTACGCCTTCACGAAAGGCGCCGAGGGTGGTGTGGTCAACAACCCCGACGATCCTGGCGGCTTGACCAATACCGGCCTCACGCTGCCCGACTTGCGGCGATTTTCGCGCACGGCGACTGCATCCGATCTGATGACGCTGACCGACGGCGAGATCCAGGCGATCTACCTGGCACTTTACTTCTTGCCCGTCGCGGGCTGGCAACTTCCCAAGCCGCTTGCACTGATGGTGTTCGACCATGGCGTGGCGGCGGGAGTGGGTGACAGCGCCATGCTGCTGCAGGGGCTGCTGCTGGTCGAGGTTGATGGCTATATCGGATCGCAGACGCTGGCCGCAGCGGACGCCGTCACGGCCGCCGAGATGCCGGGCTTCGTGACCGCTCTGTCCGCCGCACAGGGTGCCGATTATGCCCGCAAGGCCGACGCGCGGTTTTTCCTCAAGGGTTGGGACCTTCGGCTCGACGCGCGCACCACAGCCGCAAAGGCGCTCATCACATGAACACCACCGCGATCATTGGTCTTTCCGTTGTGCTGTGGGCGCCGCTCGCCGGCATGGCCGCGTGGGGCCTGCGCAAACTGGCCGTCTATATGCAGGCCAGAGGTTATAACGACTCCCTGGTGAAGATCGCCGGCGGCGCCGCGACGCAAGCAGGGCTGATTTCACTCGACCTGCAAAGGCTGCCGCCTGGCGCCAGCCTCGATGCCGCCAAGACGATGCTGCTGACGGACGGCGTCACCGCCATGAAGACCGTGTTCGCGGAGTCCATCGCGACAACCGGCTACAGCGACACCCAGCTGCTGGACAAGCTGGCGGGCGCGCTCGGCAACAACCCGCTCCACGCTGCCCTGGTGGCGCCGGCCGTGGTGGCGCCGGCCGTGGTGGCAGTGCCAGCAACCCAACTCGCCTCTGTTCTCGGTCTCACACCTGGACTCGGAAAGGTTTCACCATGACACGCCTGTACGCGATCGCGCTCGCCGCGACCGGCCTGGCTCTCACCAGTTGCAGTGGCACCGCCACGCCGCCACCGCCGGTGACACCCGTGGTGGCGGCCGAGGCCGCGCTCGCCGCCGCTGGCCATATCGTGCTCGGCTGCTACGCGGTGCCGGCCTGCGTGGCGGTCGCACCCAAGCCGGCGATCAAGAAGGCTTATGACGCGGCCTACAACGCGGTCACCGCCGCGCAGACCGTGGCTGATGCTGGCGGATCGCCGGACATGACCGCGGCGACGGCCGCGATGTCGGGGCTCCAGAGCCTCATCGACCAGCTCCCCGCCACATAGGAGGTTCTCATGCCCATCGCGCTCATCGTTGAAATCATCCAGGCCATCGCGGCACTGGCACCCCAGGTGCCTGAAGTTGTCTCGCTCGCCGAGTCGGCCATCGGCATCGTCCAGACTGGGACCGTGACGCCGGACCAAGAAGCGCTGATCCGCAGCCAGCTCGATGCAATCAAGGCGCAGATCGACGCCGCGTGAGGCGGGGCAGGTCAGGCGTTTGTTGCGCGACGCGCTGACCGCCGCTTAGTGCCGGCCCTCGGTAATCCCGTGAATGACAGCCGGGGGTCGGCACGCTCCATGAACGACGTGGTCAACTTGCGGATATGGGCGTTCGCGGCCGACACCAACTCCAAGATGTATCGCGATCTGATGGCGGCGGCGCGCGTGCTCGAACGTCAGCAAGGCGACATTCGCAGACTGACCGATTTGCTTCTGCTCTACGCCAAGCCCGAGAACGTTCAGCCCGAGCACCGCGCGATGATCGAGGCGTTGAGCGAGGCGAGTGATACCGGGTTAACAACCACGGCAAACCTGTGCTACGACAACCTGGATAACAACCAGGGAATACCCAAGATTATGGCCATTAAGCCCGAGAATATCGAGACGATCCAGCAATGGGGGATCAAGAGCATCTCCAAGCGTGTGGTCGATGAGATCATGGCGGCGGCGCCGAAGATGGAACCCAAGAAAACCAGCGGCCAGATGATCGAGATGATCTGGGAGTTCTGGAAGACCAACGGTGTCACCGAGCAGGTCAACGTGGTGGAGGATCTGACCGCCCTGCTGACCGCCGCCGGTCCGTGGAATGAGCACAACCCGCTGCCGGCCGACGCCAGGGCGTTCATCAACACGTTCGCGCGGGCGGCGCGCAAGCAGCTTCAACCAAGTTCACAACCCGGTATCGCCATCGGGTCCAAGTCTGAGCCGAAGCAGCTTGCCAATGGGGCAGTGAACGACGGATAGGTTCATCCGCACCACTCGGGTGCGACACTTTCGCGCTAACCTCGGGCGGGCGCTTTTGAGGGTTCATCCGCACCCACTTGGATGCGACTCGATCCAATCATAACTGGTGCGCACCTGTCCAGGGCTGCCCCGGTCGCCACCCTGCGTCCAATCGCCGCCTGATCTCCGTCTGCCGCGCCGCCAACAGGTCGATGCAGGCGCGGGGCTGCGCTGGTTGGGGCCGCTCCTCTCTCGTTAAGCCTTTCTCTTTCTTCTCTTGCTTCCTTTGTTGGCCATTCTGTCCACCTGGACAGACCAGCTCGGTCGGCACCTGGATGGTGTAGCGGTTCGGCCCTTGCCGCCAGCTTCCGTTGACCAGCTTGCGGGTCGGCCGCCACGACAGCATCCCTAGATTTTTCGCATCCACCCGCGCCCGGCGCACGGTGCGGGCGCTGGTGCCGGCCAGCTCGGCCACGGCAGCGTCCGATGGGTACAGCCCATCCTCGCCATGGAACGCCAGCAAGGCACGCAAGGCATCGCGTCGGGCCGGGGTCAGGTGGCCGGCGCGGCGTTCCAGTTCCAGCCGGCGACGCCAGACAGGGAACTCGTCGGGCTCAAGCCATTGTAAAGCAGACATAGTTCGGGTGTTCCTCGGTTAAGGCCGAGGCGCAGCGAGGCTGCCGACAGGACGCAGTTTCCCCACAGCAAGGGGGCTTGCTTTTTTCGCTGACACCGATGAAACTGGGGTTCTCACACGCTCCAGTTTCGTCGGTTTTGGCTAGTCCTGCGGCGCCCCAACGGGCGCCGTTGGCATTTCTAGCTCATCTCAATCTCCAGCGGTTCCCCGCAACCTACTGGCAACGGGGCAGGTAAATTGGCGCACTATCCGAGTCGGCGCTATAGCTGACGGCCACGCTAAGTTTTTGTGTCCGCAAAAGTCAACGTCGCGTGGTTTCGACCTTAGTTGCGTGGTTGGTGGAATCGGTGACGTTCCTTACCCCGAACAAGGGGTGCAACATTGCCAAAACCGCGGACCCGTCTGGAGGAGATCATGCGGGCGCGAGCATTGACCCAAGCCGAATTAGGCCGTCTGGCTGACATCGACACCGCGCACCTGAGCCGGTTGGCGATTGGCAAGCAGGATCTCGGCCCCAAGACGCGGCGGAACTTGGCCGGCGCCTTGCGTGTCGGCGAGGCTGACCTGCTTCAGCCGATTGGCACCGAGATTCCGCCGGAACCTATCGGTGACGTACGACTACCGGGCTTTGACGAACGACTTCAGGCTATTCTTATCGTGCTCGGCGTCGAGCGCCTCGTCGATCTAACCCGGTTCTTGGCCACTGGGGATTATAGCGGATTGCCGCCGGCACTGGCGCAGCGGGTGCGTCAGATCTTGTCGTTGTAGGGGTGAGTATGACCGATCCTTAGACCTATCCACGTCGCCCTCGACGATGCTGACTTCACCACCCTCATCACCGGTGGCATCGTTGAGAAGCCAGGGGTTCGGATTATCCTGTCCGACATCGGCTATGGCGCGATGGTCAAAATCTTGTCCGACGCGATGCTCAAGGCCGTGCAAGCCACCAAGGCTGCGGAAGATCTTATTACGTAATAAATCAGGTCCAACCCCCCGCATTGACGGGCGCGCGGTTCACTATCCTGGGCCGGTCCCTGAGTATGACCCGCCCTGTGATGTTCGCGCTCACTCCCAGACACAGATATTCCAGGGCGTCCGCTAGATCGCTCCAAGGGTGTAATTTCTCGGGTGTGTCCTCAAGCTGGCCGTTCCTGAGTTTGCGGTAGCGATACTTGTTGCCCATCGCGTGGATCAGCGTGGGGCACCCGGTGCGCGAGATCTGGAGCGCGGGCTCGCCCATCACATTGGACCGCAGCTGTTTCTCCACCGCGGCGATGCGCGGCGCGATCGCGTTGGTGTTCGCCGGGTAGGCAAGCAACCCCGCCTCTTTGAGCGCGTCGAACGCATTGCGCTCGCTGAGCTGGGACCGCTGGTTGCCGGCCGGGTCCGCCACCACGAACGAGCGCTTGCCGGCGTAGGGCTCGCCCAAGAGCTTGGGCTTGAGGTACTCGACCAGGAACTGATCCAGTCCCACATCCTCGCCGCAGACTTCTTCGAACACCAGCAGGCGCCCGAGGCTGTCCACCTGGCCGATCAGCGCCGTGGGCGTGCGTCCCAGATCCAGGCCGACCATGATCGGCCGCATCGGGTTCACCACCACCTCCATGTCGCGGACGTGGGTGGGCACGTGGAAGCTGCGCCTGAACACCGCTTGACCTGCGTTGGAGGTGCCCCATTGGCTCTCCACATGCACGGCCGACCACTCCTCATCATGTACGGTCGACCGATCCTCATCGCCGCCGTTCATGAGGTTTTCGTAGTAGTTGGGTGGCAGGTTCGCGAGGTTCTCGGCGTCTGGGCCGACCGCCGAGGGTTGGTGAAACAGCTTCCAGTTTGCACGAGGGTTCAGCACGAAGCGTTCGTGGTAAGGGCTGTCAGTGTCCCACGGGTTGGTATCTGCGATCAGACCAAACCACGACGGACCGCCCTGGAGCTTGGACGGATAGCGTCCAAGCCGTCCGATCAACGGCGGGATGATGCCGATCGGCACCTCGCGGATCTCGTTCACCCAGGCGCCGGTGAGCTGCATGGAGAGCAACCGGCGTTGATCCTCGACGGTGTCCAGCGGGATCATCACCCAGTCGCTATGCACGATCGAGCCGTCGCTCAAAGGGGCGCGTATGCGTATGGTGCTGTCGGTTACGAAGTAGCTGATCATTGGCTGGAGATATTGCTGCACGTCTGTCAGCACGGTGGTGCGCAGTTGCTGGAGCGTGTTCCTGACGATAGTAAATCGGGAGTAGCGGATGTTGGTGCCCGTGGCGGGCGCTTGCTGGGTGGACCGGCGGAAGATCTCCATGATGGAGCCCATGGATTTTCCCGACCCGACCGGTCCGACCAGACATCGGACCAGGCTGTCGTCCATCATGAAAAGTTCTATTGTCGGAGGGGGGCGGTACACTAAAGTCATATTACAGCCTCAATATAAACTGCCGCTGCCCGTAGCAATTCAGGATCGTCCTTAAATCTACCTAAACCGTTATTGCAATTATTGCACAGTAACCCACGCACTATCTTATGAGCGTGACAATGATCTATGGCTAACCGACGCTTTGCGGCGGAAGGTTTCTTGCAGATAGCACAAACACCTCCTTGAGCTGTGAGCACGGCGTCATACTCGGCGACGGTCAGACCATAAACGCCTACGGCGTGTCGCCGGCGCGCGGCTGCGAGCATTGTCGGGTCTGCTCTTGCACGCCAGATTTTCCGTGTGGCTTTCACTTTTTGCGGATTAGCCTGCTGCCATTTCTGCGTTGCTGCTAGAGACTTTTCGCGGTTGGCTCTCTGCCACGCTAGGCGTTTGACACTCACCCGTTCTTTGTTAGCGGCATACCAGCGTACTGCGATGGCGTTCTTCTTTAGTCGCTGTTCTTCAGTAAGGATTTTCATTTGTTGACTATAGCCAATAAGACAAGACTGGTAAATCGAAATGGTCATACCGGGTTGCTAACCCGGGGGGACCGTGAACAACCGTAGCGTCTCGCTGTATAAAATCAGCTCGTCTTTTAATTGACCCAGCGCATTTAGCAGTTCTCGGAGCGCATCCTCTAAGATCAGCTTGGCGAGGGCTTCGTCTGATAGGTCTAGGTTTAGGTCTACCATCGTGCGTAGCCGCCGTAGTAGCCATACCCGCCGCCGGCTAGCAGCACGACGACAACGACGATGAGGATGATTACCAGCGGGTTGTTCAGCTGGATCGCGCCGGTTCGGTGGCCGATATAGCCACCGCCGCCGAACAGCACGAACACCACCAGGATGATGAGGAGCAGGCTCACGGGCCCGCACTCTTGCTCTGGAAGATGCGCTCGCGCAGGGCGTAGCCTTCCAGCGGCCATAGCTGGCGGATGGCGTCTTCCCAGGCGAACCTTGAGCCGAGTGCCGCATCGAAATTTTCCGGCGAGGCAGGTGCCGACTTGCTGATCACGGTGAAGCCGTTCTCCATCACACAGATGCAGATTGTCAGAATTTTGAGTTCCGGCTGGTGCGGGCCGCCAGGGACTTGGTCAGCGGTGAAAACATGCTGGGCTTTAATTTTCGCCTTCATGTCGTCGAGCGTGACACGCGGCGCCACGGCGACCGCAGCGGCTTCCTGGTCCGAGATTTCCAAGCTGCTCATGGTATAGGTTCTCCGTCGATGGTTGGGGTTTGTTGAATTACGTTGATCGACTCGGTTTTGCCGGTGCCCGAGAACACGAACTGCACGCTGAACATGGGCCCGGTGACCGCGTCCGCGTTGTTCGCGCCGCCGGTGCGGTTGTCGGCGCCGCCGAACCGGCCGCTGACTTCGAGCATCTTCACCCGCAATGCCGCCGGCGTGAGCGGATCGGCGATCATCTTATGGGCGACGCCGGCCGACTCCAGCGTGAGCTGCCCATACATGCGCCTGATGCGTTCGGGTTGGTTGTCATCTGACTCCCAGATCGCCTTGCGCACCTTGATGCGCCGCCGCACCTCGGGGATTTTCAGGAACTCCAGCAGCTGGGCGGCTGACAATCCATAGCGGGCCGCGATCACATGCGGCCTGACCATGTTGATGCCCAAATCGTTGATCAAGTTTTGCGTCGTAAGATCGTCCGGGTCGAACTCCCGCAGTGTCGCCACAGGTGTTGCGTCGACCAGCGAGTAGACGTGCTTTTCGAACTGCGCTTCTTCGCTCTCGGCCTCTACCATTAAACTATCCATACGGCGTCCTTGCCATCGGGGCGTTACAGGTCTAACGATTATTTACGACCGTAGTAAATAGGTTGCCGGTTTGCCGCAAGCGATCCCAGGTGCAAGCGTCAGTACGCCGCCCGCCACAAGTCCGTTTGGCGGGTCACGCCCGAACTCGGGCGCCGTCAGCTCGGGCCATGGCTTGCTACGGGTGGTCTCCAACGCGCAGCTCAACGAACATCACCGCAACCTCAAGGCGCAACAGGCCGACGCGGCCGCCAAAACCTTACCGACCACGGATCTCGGAAGTTTTATCCGCAGGCGTTGGGAGGCTTTCCGCAATCATCGCAACCAGGGGACCGACCCTCTGAACGAGCGCCTGTTGCGGGCGCAGCGCATGTTTGAGGGGCGCTACGATGAGAATAAACTGGCGGAAATCGCCAAGTTCGGCGGCAGCAGGGTCTACGCGCGCACCGTTGCGGTGAAATGCCGCGGTGCCGCCAGTCTGCTGCGGGACGTCTATCTCGGCCCCGATCGCCCATGGGATATCCAGCCGCAGCCGGACCCCAAGGTGCCGCCCGAGATCCAGGCCCAGATCATGCAGCTGGTGAGCACCGAGGTCGGTACACAGAAAGCTTCTGGTGCGCCGATCCTGGAGGATCAGGTGCATATGCGCTATTTGGGCCTGATGCACGCGGCGCAGGCCGCCGCCCGGCAGAACGCGCTCAACCAGGCCAAGACCACCTCCGACAAGATCGAGGATATCCTGGTCGCGGGCGGGTTTTATGAGGCGCTGACCGAGTTCCTGACCGACCTGCCGCTGTTCCCATTCGCGTGCATCAAAGGCCCCGTCGTGCGGATGGTGCCCAATCTCACCTGGAAGAACGGCAAAGCCTCGCTGGTCAACAAGGCGCAGATGTTTTGGGAGCGGATAAGCCCGTTCGACGTTTACTGGTCGCCTGGCGCCAGTCGCATTGCCGACGCCGAGGTCATCCAGCGCAAGCGGCTCACCCGCACCGATCTCAATGATTTGTTGGGTCTACCCGGCTACGATCAGGACGCGGTGCGTGCCTGCCTGGAGGATTACCGGCTCGGCCTGCGCGACTGGCTCGACGCGCCCGACACCGAGCAGGCGCTCAACGAGGGCCGGGAAAATCCTTGGACCAACCAGTCGCAGATGATCGACGGGCTGGAATACCACGGCAACGTGCAGGGCCAGATGCTGCTGGATCAGGGGGTGAACCCCAAGCTGATCAAAGACCCCGATCGGGATTACGCGGTGCAGTCCTGGGTGGTCGGTCGCCACACGCTGAAGACGATCCTCAATCCGAGCCCGCGTCAGCGGCATTCCTATTTCATGACATCGTTCGAGAAAGTGCCTGGCACTGTCTCGGGTCATGCGCTGCCTGAACTGCTTGAGGATGTGCAGGAGGTCACCAATGCTGCTTATCGAAGCCTGGTTAACAACCTGGCTATCAGTTCTGGACCCCAGGTGGTGGTCAACGACGAGATGCTATCGCCCACCGAGTCGGGCGACGAGCTATACCCTTGGAAACGTTGGCACATCACCGGTGATCCGATGTCCAACCAACGTGAGCCCATTACGTTCTTTCAGCCGCAGAGCAACGCGCAGGAACTGCTGAGCGTCATCGCCGCGATGGATGGCCGCGCTGACGAGACCAGCGCCATCCCTAAATATCTCACCGGCAGCTCGCTCGCCGGCGGCGCTGGCCGCACCGCCTCGGGCCTCTCGATGCTCATGGGCAACGCCGAGAAGATCCTCCAGACGGTGGCGGCCAACGTCGATACCGACGCGATGCGGCCGTTGCTGACGGCGCTCTACGACATGATCATGCTTACTGACACCTCCGGCATGCTCACTGGCGAGGAAGAAATCCGCGTGCGGGGTGTCAATGTCGCCACGCAGAAAGAAACCGAGCGTCAGAAGCAACTACAGTTCCTCCAGATTACTGCGAACCCGATCGACGGCCCGATCATCGGCACGTTGGGCCGGGCGCGCGTGCTTCGCGCCATCGCGCAGGATCTTGGATTGCCCGACAACATCGTTCCTGATGATCAGACGCTACAGCAGCAACAGGACGAGCAGAAGCAGATGCAGGCTGCGCAGGTAGGCCAGCCGCCTCCGCCGGGCACACCGGGTGCGCCGCCGGGTGCGCCAGGCGCTCCACCACCGCCGGGGCCTGGAGGGTCAGGCACTCCCAGTCAAGCCGGACCAGGCACACCGCCCGGCAACGCGGCGCAGGGCAATCAGCCGCCGCATCCGGGGCCGGCACAGCCGGGTCCACCGCCGGTGAATGCGTTCCAGCAGGGCATTCCAGGGAGGATGGCAGCATGAGCACCAACGGTTGGCTCGGCACCACGACAGACGATGGCACGCCGGTGGTGGTCCCCATTGATGATTTGAGACCACATGAGATTGCTTCTTCTTGGTGCTGGTGCCGCCCGTTCGAGGATGAGGGTGTGATCGTCCACAACAGCATGGACCAGCGTGAGCTGTTCGAGCGTGGCGAAAGGAAAGCGTCATGATCGTGCGTTCGCCCGGCGACAAGCCGTGGACCGGCGACAAGACGGATGGCGCCAGCGGGCGCCAGGATCAAAATTACGGAAAGGGCAAAAACATGGCTGACGGCTCGAACAAGGAACTCGCTACGAAGTCGCTGCCCATGATCAAGGGTGGCGGCTCAGGCACCACTAAGAGCCCAACGGGCAGCTCGCAGAGCTACCCCAAGGGCTCCAAGGTGAACATGAGTGCCGACTGGAACCCGCAGAAGGGCAAGGGAAGCACGTACGGGATCGGCGGGGTCTAGGGTGGGAAAGCCTTACCTCGATACGCTGGCGCGGATGGAACCCGACATTGCGATGGTCGATGCCGGGGGTGCCTATGCCAGCGTGGCGATCAGCCTCAAGCGCATCGCCGACGCTTTGGAGATCCTGACCCACGCCGACAAACTGATGCCGTTGATCAAACAGGTGGGCGAGATCGTCGAGAAGGAAAAATACCCATGATCAAGACGGGCAAGGGTCCGGCGGGCCACGCCGGCGGCCTGTTCGCCTCCGGGGATGGCAAGGGGGCTACGGCGCAGAACGGCGTTCTCGGCCAAAAGCTTCCACTCACCGCGGGTGATCCGATGAGCCGGGCGATGAACCAGCTCGGCAAGGGACACTCATACCTCCAGCCGGACGTGGGCGGCGGCCCTGCGTCGGGCAACCAGTCGGGTGGCGATCCGACGATGTCACCGACCAGCCCCACGGCGATGCACGCCGGGATCAGCGAGATCCGTGGCTCGGGCGATGCGATCAAGAAAAACCCACGCTCGGGTGGTCTGGCCAACGACAAAGAGTCGATGCCAACGACCGGTTTGAGCGACTGAACTCTTACGACGGTAGTAAGTAACGAGCCAGGAGGCGCCTGCGAGCAGCGGGCAAACGACGCAGCGAATGGAATTAAGATGAGCATTAACCTTGGTTCGCCCGCCATCGACGCGATCGGTCAGATCCGCAATTCGGAGTCGTGGCCGATCATCATGACCGCGATGGAGGAGTGCGCCAGAAACAAGCTCCATGCTGCGCTGGAAAGCTCGGTGTCTGACCGGGTGGATGCGACCGCTTACGCCCGTGCCGTCCATGATGTGTTCGTGGCGCTGGCGGCTGCTAGCCAGCGGGTCAATCCCCGCGCGATCGGCAAGCTCACCGCCAAGCAGCTGGCTGACGCATGAGCCAGAGCAATCAGATCGACTTCGGGCCGTTCCTTCCCGACGCGGTGCGTCGTGCCGGCAAACTGGCCGACGATCTGATGCGTGAGCAGCAAGAGCCACCGGTAGAACCGGGTTTACAACCGGGTGCTACCCCGGCCCCCGCTCCCGCCAACCAGGACCAGCCGCCCCAGGATCAAAGCCAGGAACAACCGCAGCTTCAGCTTGAGGCTCCGCAGGTTCAAGAGGCTCCGCAGGAAGACTGGAAGCAGCGCTACCTCTCGCTCCAGGGCAAATACAACACCGAGGTGCCGAACCTAACCGGCCAGCTGCGGGTCTTGGAGGGTCAGGTTGGGCAGCTGCAAAACCTGCTATCGCAGGTGCGTCAGCAGCCGCTACCCCAACAGCAGTCTTCACCGCGCACGGCTCCGCGTGAGGTGCCGAAGGAAGACGTCGATGCCTACGGCGAGGATCTGGTGGTTGCCGCCCGGCGTTGGGCGCGGGCCGAGATCGAGCCTGAGATCGCCCAGTTGCGCGGCGAGATCACCAATCTGAGTTCGCGCTCCCAGCAGACCGCCACCACGTTGGCGCAGCGCACGGTCGAGCAGGTGCTCGACGCCGAGGTGCCGAACTGGAATATAGTGAACAACGAGCCGGCGTTCGTGGCCTGGCTCGCGCAGCCAGACCCATTCTCTGGGCGTGTCCGTCATGACATGCTCACCGAAGCCTACTCCGGTGGCGATGGTCGCCGGACGGCCGCTTTCTTTCGCGCCTATCAGAACGAGCAGACCGTTGTAAACCAGCCCCCCAGGAACCCGCTCCATACCGAGTCTTCGGACCCGACGGATCGCATTTCCTTGGTGGATCTGGCCGCTCCCGGCCGTGGCAATATGCCATCCGGTAGTAATGGCGCTCCTGAGAAACGCATCTGGTCCACGGACCAAATCGCCGCGTTCTACAGGGACAAGCAACGAGGAAAGTTCGCCGGGCGCGAGGTGGAAGCCGCACGCCTGGAAGCTGACTTTTTCGCAGCTCAGACCGAAGGGCGCATACGCTGAATTGACGTAGGCTCTGTCGCTGCTTCGCAGCGCGGGCTCTAGGAACAACCTCCATGCCCATTACAGTCGCTACGACCCCGTATGGTGGCGCTGGTACCAGTGCCACTCCGCCTTATAGTGGGATATTTATCCCGCAGATCTGGTCCGGCAAACTGATCGAGAAGTTCTACAACGCCACGGTCCTCGCCGCGATCGCCAACACCGACTATGAAGGTGAGATCAAGAACTTCGGCGACACGGTCAATATCCGCACCAAGCCCACCATCACCATTCTGCCCTATCAGGTGGATATGCCCTTGGTGGTCAACCGGCCCAGCTCGAACCTGGTGCAGCTCACCATCAATAACGCCAACTACTTCAACGAAGTGTTGGACGACATCATGGAGATGCAGTCTGACATCAACATGTTGAGCATGTGGGCTGACGACGCCACCGAGCAGATGAAGATCACCATCGACACGGCTGTGTTGGCGACGCTGGATCCTGGCGTGGTGGCACAGAATAAGGGTCTCACCGCCGGCAGGATTTCGGGTGACATCAATCTCGGCACCACGGGTTCGCCGGTGGCGCTTACCTCGACGGGCGTGTTGGACACCATTGTCGACCTCGGCACGGTGCTGGACGAGCAGAATATCCCCGAGACTGGGCGTTGGCTGGTTATCCCGCCCTGGTGCGCCGGCTTGATCAAGAAGTCAGACCTGACCAATGCGAGCATCTCAGGCGACGGTGTGAGCATGTTGCGTAATGGCCGGATCGGCATGATTGATCGGTTTACCTTGTACAGCTCGAACCTTCTGCCCACCGCCGTCGAGGGCACGCAGAACGCCTTTCGGATGTTTGCCGGCCACCCGCACGGCCTGACTTTCGCCAGTCAGATCACCAAGCTCGAAACCATCCGCTCCGAGCAGACTTTCGGCACTTTGCTCCGTGGTCTTCAGGTCTACGGCAACAAGGTGCTCGACGGCATCGCGATCGCCGAGCTTTACGCCGTCAAGGGCTAACGTTTACTACCGTCGTAAAGGCAATGTCCGCCACTTTGAACCTCACTGGGCTTCCCACCACACGTACCATCGGTGGGGTTGTCGCCGAGGCGCGTGTGCTGCTCAGTGATATCGAACCGGATACCAGTGCAACTCCAGGGTCAAGCTGGTCCGGCACGATGGTGGCACCTGGGCATACGCTGGGCGCGCTTGTGCTGGAGGTGCGCGGTCTCATCGCCGATGTGATCGACGTCGTGGATGGCTCGCTCAGGTATGCCGACGCGGATCTGTATTTGTATGTGTCGGACGCGCTGAGCGTGATCCGTCGCACACGGCCGGATCTGTTTTTCAACCTGCCCTCAGGTGGCGTGCCGGTCTACACCGCGGCCAACGCCGCTACGCCGTTTCCGATCACGGACGGGTTCTGGCCCGCCGTGGTGAGTTTCGTGGCTGCGACCGCCGAGATGCGCGATGACACCTGGGCGCAGGCGGGCAAGGGTCCCACGCTGCTTAAGGAGTTCGCGGCGGGATTACCGACGCCGCCGTGGCGCTACTCGGATGCGATGCTCTACGCCTATGCCAGCGATGCGCTGGTGCATGCCCGTCGGCTCAGACCGGACATGTTTCTCGGCTACGGGTTGCGCGGCATGGTCCTGCCCGCCTACCAGCCCGTCACCGACGCGCTGACATTGTTTCCGCTCGATGACCGCTACTACCCATCGTTCGTCCTCTACGTCGTGGGCATGGCCCTCGCGCGCAACTCAGAACTCAAACCCGAGGTCGGCGCGTCACTCTATCTGACGATGTTCGACCAGCAGCTCAGCACATGAGCGACGCCGCAACCACGCTACAGGCTGGCGGGCTTGATCGGATCTACGACGGGATCGAAAGCGTCCTGCCCGGCGTCATGCACACGGTCGTGCAGATGGCGCTGTTTGATACGATCGAAGAATTTTGCATGCGCTCGACCTATTGGCGCGGCCTGTTTGCGTGGTCCATGGAGCCGGGCCAGACCACGCTCGATCTCAACCCGCCCGGCGCCAGCCCGCTGGTGCGCTGGGTGCTGGAGGTGCGCGGCCTGCGCTGTCACCGGATCGCGCCCACGGCGGTGCTGATCGACACCAGCGGCACGCTTGACACCAGTGTTGCGCGTTCGGGTACGGTCTGGGCGGCTTGCACGCCCACTCAGTTGGAAAACCTGCCGGATTGGATCAACGACTGGACCGAGGGTTTGCGCGCCGGTGCGTTGTTCCGGCTCTACTCACACCCGAAGAAACCCTACTCGGATGCGCGGCAAGCGCCCTCCTACGGCAAGCTGTTTCGTTCGCAGATCCAACTCGCCAAGGTCGAGGCGCAAAAGCTCTGCTCCCGCGACGCCTGGCACTTCCCGTATTTCGCGCGGGGCCGCGAGGGGTTCTGGGGCGGCTGGGGTCGAGGCTGGGGCGATGTGTGCTGCGGGCCTGATGGCCAGGTGCTGGACACACGCAGCGGGCTCAGCGGGGCTGCCTACACGCTCAGTGCCATCACGCTGACGTTCCCAACCGTGCCCGAGGCAACCGCCAGTGCCGACGAGACGATCACCATCACCAACACCGGCACGGTGCCCCTGGTCATTACGGGCACGATGGTGACGGGCGATTTCGCCCTGACCGGTCTGACGCTTCCCTAAACCCGAAAGGTTCCGCTCATGGCAAACGTCGTCTATCCGACCTATAAAACGGTCGCTATCAGTCCCGGCCTGGATCTCGTCACCGCCTCGACTCTCAAGGTGTGTCTGGTCAGCACAACCACGGGGGTGACCAACTATGTCTACCTGGCCACGCATCAGTTTTTCAGCTCGGTGCCGGCGGCGAGTATTCTGGCTCCCGGCGTTGCGCTGACGGGCAAAGCGGCGGCCAACGGCGCACTGACCGCATCCTCGGTCGTGTTGCCATCGGTGCCCGCACCCACCGGTGCGAACGCGGCGGCTACCGGTCAGGCACTGGTGTTTTATAACGACACCGGCACCGCCGCCACGTCGCAGCTGGTCGCCTACATGGATACTGAGACCGGGCTACCCGTCACACCGAACGGGGCGAACATCACCATAAACTTCTCGGGTGCTGTGCTGACGTTGAGCTAACGCTCGGGAGCCGTTCATGGTCCAACAATTCGCCGACCGCGCGAAGATGACGACGCCGACGACCGGCACCGGAACAATCACGCTCGGCTCGGCGGTCACTGGGTTTCAAACTTTCGCTGCGGCTGGGATTACCACCGGCAGCACCGTCCGCTACGTCATAGAGGATTTGCCGAACTGGGAAATCGGCCTCGGCACATACACCGCGTCTGGGACTACGCTTTCGCGTGGGCCGTTGGAGAGCAACAACGCCGGCGCTGCGATCAGCCTGTCGGGATCGGCCATTGTCTATGTCACGGCGGCGGCGGCGGATATCAATTTGGGTTCGCCGCCGCCGGTTGGTGTCAACGTGGCCGCCGCCGGCTATTTCACCACGCTGTTCGGCTATGCCAGTCTGACCGTCGGGACTCCGATCGCGGCGGGTGCCACGGCGACGCTTAATTCAGCGGCGGCTCAGTACCGGCTGATATCATATCAAACCGCCAGCTCGACGCGCTGGCAGATGGGCGTTTCCAACACCGCTGAGAGCGGCGCCAACGTTGGGTCGGATTTCTCGATCTCGGCGTTCTCGGATGCTGGCGCCTATCTGTACGCGCCCATTAGCATCGTGCGATCGACTGGCGCGGTGACCTTCGGTGGGTCTTCGACGGCGGCTGCGGGTGCGTTCGAGACTGCGATCGTCGTGCCGGCGATGGTGATTGATCTGAACACCGGCTCGCTTTTTAGTAAGACGATTGCCGCTGCCACTACCTTCACCATCGCCAATACCCCGCCCTCGGGTGTGGCTGCTTCGTTCCTGCTGCAACTCACCAACGGCGGCGCTTTCACCACCACCTGGTGGAGCGGCATCAAATGGCCTGGCGGCACTCCGCCAACGCTCTCTACGTCCGGGGTCGATGTGCTCGGGTTCTACACGGCGAACGCTGGCACGACTTGGTATGGGTTCCTCATGGGGAAGGGGATGGCCTGATGACTGTGCGCGCGCTGGTTATGGCGGCGGCGGGTGTGAGCACAGCGGTGGTAATGCCTACCACCTGGACTGCGCGCACGCTGCCGGCCAGCCAAAACTGGTATGGTGTCGCCGGGAGCGGCAGCAACTTTGTCGCGGTGGCTGTGGGCAGCGCTACCGCGGCCTATTCGAGTGACGGCGGCCACACCTGGGCCGCGTCGACGCTGCCGAGCAATCAAAGTTGGTTTGGTGCCGCCGGGAGCGGCAGCAACTTTGTCGCGGTGGTTGGGGGTGGCACCGCCGCGGCCTATTCGAGTGACGGCGGCCACACCTGGGCCGCGTCGACGCTGCCGAGCAGCCAGAGTTGGTATACGGCCGCCGGGAGCGGCAGCAATTTCGTCACGGTCGGTAACTCCAGTGCCGCCGCCGCCTACAGCACCAATGGCGGCCAGACGTGGAGCGCGTCGACGCTGCCGGCCAATGCGAGTTGGTATAGCGTCGCCGGATCCGGCAGCAATTTCGTCGCAGTGGCAGGAAGCACCAACGTCGCCGCCTACAGCACCAATGGCGGCCAGACGTGGAGCGCGTCGACGCTGCCGAGCAGCCAGACTTGGTATGGTGTCGCCGGGAGCGGCAGCAACTTTGTCGCGGTGGCTGAAGGTGGCACCGCCGCGGCCTATTCGAGTGACGGCGGCCACACCTGGGCCGCGTCGACGCTGCCGAGCAGCGGGAACTGGAACGGCGTCGCCGGGAGCGGCAGCAATTTCGTGGCTGTATGTGGCGCCACCACCGTCGCCGCCTACAGCACCAATGGCGGCCAGACGTGGAGCGCGTCGACGCTGCCGAGCAGCCAGACTTGGTACACGGCCGCCGGGAGCGGCAGCAATTTCGTCACGGTCGGTTACAACAGCGCCGTCGCGGCAACGTCGCCCTGATGCTCGGTTTTTCACCACTCGCCGGAGCACCGCTCGCCGCACTTCCAGCAGCGGGAGTCGCTCAGGTAGTCACCGCAGCGCCCCTAACTGCGACGTTCGCGCTGGGCACGCTGAGCGGTGTGTTCAACCCGCAGAGCGTAGTTGCCGCGCCGCTGACTGCGACGTTCACACTGGGCACGCTGAGCGGTGTGTTCAACCCGCAGAGTGTAATTGCTGCGTCGGAAACTGCAACCTTCGCGTTGGGCACGGTGTCGGTCACGCAAGTGGCCACCAACACGATCACTGCTGCGTCTTTGGTGGCGACGTTCGCGCTGGGCACATTGTCGCTCGCCTACGATCAAAGCCTCAGTGTTTCAGGGCTGACCAGCGTGTATGCGCTGGGCAGCCTGTCCCTTACCCAAATCGCGGGTCAGACTCTCACAGTCTCGGCGCCTGGCGTCGCTGCGACCTTTGGGCTGGGCGCGATGTCGCTTGCCTACAATCAGCCGATCACTGTTGGATCGTCGGTCACTGCCACGTTTGCGCTTGGCGCGGTGTCGCTGTTCCAGGGCCAGTCCATCACCGCATCGCCTCTCATCGCGACTTTCGCGCTGGGCACGGCGGCCCTTTCTTACGTCCAGTCGGTTCTTACTACCGGAGTGTCGGCGACGTTCGCACCCGGTGCGGCTACGGTGGTCGAGCCTGTGAACCAGACCCTCACTGTCGCAGCGCCCGTGACTGCGACCTTCGCGCTGGGCGGGGCAACGATTTCCACGTTGGGCGTGAATATTATTGCAGTGGCAGCGCCCGCAGTGGCGACGTTTGGTTTAGGTCCAATCTCGCTCAGCTACGCCCGAAGCCTCACCATATCAGCACCCACGACCGCGACGTTCGCGCCGGGTGCAGTGTCGGTAGTAGCACTGGGCGTGATCGCGATCACGGTGGCCGCACCTGTGACCGCCATGTTCGTGCTCACTCCGGATATCAAGCTCGGCTATAACCAAAACGTGGTCGCGGCGGGGGCTGTGGCCACCTTCGTTCCTGGACCTGGCATCACGGTTGGGTTTGGGCTGCCGCAAACGATCTCGGTGGTCACTGGGTTTGATCTCAGTTTTAGCCCGAGTTCCCAGATCGTCGTGCAGGCGAATTTCTTGGTGTGCGCGCTGACGATCCCGCCCGGCGGCTCGGCGACGTTCAATGTGGTGTTCACGCCGACGGCGCCGGGTGTACGCACGGGCGTTTTGAGTTTCACCTCGAATGCGACGCCGGGGGCAATCGCACTATCTGGCACCGGTGCCGCGGCGGTGGTGCCGGTTGGCAATCAAATCCTCACCGTGACGGGGGCTACGGCGACTTTCGCGATCGCTCCTACCGCCGTCGGAACCCTCTTGCGTCTCAGCACGGCTGGCAACCAGATCGTGGATAGCACGGGCGCCAACGTGAGGCTCAGATCCATCAACTGGTTTGGGGCCGAGGGCACGAACTTCACGCCTGATGGCATCTGGGGGCGTGGCTACCAGAGCATCCTGAACCAGATACAGGCGCTCGGGTTTAATTGCATAAGGCTGCCTTTCGCGGATGACATCTTAACTCAGACGCCTCTCAGCATCGACTATGTGGTCAACGCGGATCTTGTCGGTCTGAACTCGTTGCAGGTGCTGGACAAGATCATCGCTTATGGTGGAAGCCTCGGGCTTTACTTCGTGCTAGATCATCACAGGTGTTCGGCCACCACCGGCTCGGGCACCGATGGCTGGCCAGCAGCGGGTTGGGTCGGCGCTTACACGCAAGCCAACTGGCTGGCCATGTGGACCACCATGGCGACTCGGTATGCTTCCAACAAAGCTGTTCTTGGTATGGACCCTCACAATGAGCCGTACAACATCGCTTGGACCGACTGGGTGTCGGGCGTCGCCACACTCGCCAATGCGATCCATGCCATTGCGCCGGATTGGCTGGTGTTCTGCGAGGGTGTCGGCCTGGTAGGCTATACCGGTGGATCACCTGGGTACTGGTGGGGTGGCAACCTTTCGGGTGTGGCGAGTATGCCGCTTGTGCTGACCACGCCGAACAAGGTGGTCTACTCGCCACACGAATATGGGCTCAGTGCGAACGCACAACCATGGCTGGAAAGCACCACCAACACCGTCGCGGGTTGGCCGAGTTCGCTCGGACCCGTCTGGGAGTTCGCCTGGAGCTACATCTTCCGCGAAGCCATTGCGCCGATCTGGGTCGGCGAGTTCGGCGGGAAGTTTGGCTTTACGGGCAGCGGTGCGGTGGACTCGACGCAGCTCAGCGCGAGCTACGAGGTGACCTGGCTAGACACGCTGATCCAGGCACTCAACGGCGACCCTGACCTGACTGGGACCAAGGTCATCGCGGGCGCCCAGAAGGGCATGAGCTATAGCTACTGGGCGCTGAACCCGGACTCGGCTGATACAGGCGGATTGTTGGAGGATGACTGGTTGACGGTGCAGCCTGGCAAGCTTGCGCTGCTTGAGCCGTTGCTGACGGCCTAACTTTATTACGTAATAAAAAGGCGAAGCCCCATGGCACAGTTCGCCACGTTCACGATCACGCTGGGCACGGCGTCGGAGCAGACCTGCTCGGTGGACTATACCACGGTGAACGAAACGGCGGTGGCGCCTACAGATTTCACTGCTGAGAGCGGCACGCTGGTGTTTCCACCCGGAACGGTTTCGCAACCCGTCGTGGTGAATATATTGGCCGATACCACATTGAACGTCGCCAAATCGTTTGAGCTGCTGCTGTCCAATCCGGTGAACTGCATCCTGCCCACGATGCCATACAATAATTGCGTGATCTCGACTGCCACGGCTGAGATACCGACTTACCTTAGCCGGTTCAACTGGATCTACGGGCAGCTCAAAAACACTGCGAATGGTTTCTTTGGCCCGGCGACTGGACCCAAGGCGTTCCAGATGCCCTATCATTGCAAGGAGCCGCTGATTGCCGAGGCGCCCGACTGGGGTCATGAAAGTGTGTCTGAGACAATCTCTTACTGGGTGAAGCTGGAAGCTTGGGAAATTGCGATGAATGCCAACACGTCGGGCTATAGCGCCGCGTGGGCGAGCATCGAAGACAATTACATTCCGACCCCGGAGTTTCAGCCGTGGACCAGCTACACGCCGGGCAGCCCTGCCACCTACACGCCGGATGGGGCCGATCCTTCCAGCTATCCAACGCTTGCCAATGCCGCGGTTGTGTCCGGTGTTGACCCGCTTGCCACGCTCCTACAGACAACCTACGGCACGCTGAACATATACGGGATGCACTGGCTCTGGGACGTCGATGGCGTGTTCGGGTTTCATAATGCCGACGCCACGACTGTCGCGGTGGCGATCAACAATTTTGGGAGAGGGCGTCACGAGGGATTGTTCGATACGGTCACGCATGTTGGCTGGGAGGATTGGACCCAGGGCGGTTCATCAGATGGCGGCTTCCTGCCGATCTATCAGCAGGGACTACCGACTTATCCGGCGGCTGAATACGACTACGCGAAACAATTCTCCTACACGACCGCGCCCGATGCCGAGGTGCGAACCATCGGCGCGGCATGGCTCGCGCATAAATTCGCCGCTGCGCAAAATCTCTCGACCGCAAACCAGGACACCAAGGCGCAGAAGCTGGGTGACTATCTGCGTTATTGTCTTTACGACAAGTACTTCCGACCAATTCCGGGGTATGACGCATCGGGAGCGCACAATCTGATCTCATGGTTTAGCGCGTTCGGCGGGGCAATTCCGTCCGATAGCGCCACCAGTGATTTCGGCTTTCGTATTGGCTCGTCGGCCAGTCACTTCGGCTATAACGGCGTGGATACAGCCTACGCCTTGGGCATGTCGACGAGCGGGCTTTCGCCCACAACCGCGGGTGCGGCGGCACAATGGCAGGCCAGCCTGTCGCGTCAGTTGGAAATGCTGCGTTGGCTGCAAAGCCCGGAGGGGCCTATTGCCGGGGGCGTAACAAATTCCTGGGAAGGAATTTACGCGACCCCAACCGATGGCAGGCAAAACTTTACGTTCTACGGTCTATATTATGACTACTCACCGGTGTATGCCGAGCCGCCAAGCAATAACTGGGTTGGGTATCAGGGTTGGGGCTTGGAGCGGGTCGCTGCACTCTATCTGGCGACCGTTCTCAAGAGCGACATTTTCAGCGTGGGCATCTGCGCCAATTGCAAGGTGATCCTGGATCACTTCGTGCCATGGCTGCTGACGAATGTCACGGTTACGGCTGGCGTGATCTCAATGCCGCTGACGCTCAACTGGGTGTCGGCCACGCAGGTGGCGGGTCAGACCACGAATGTCACCAATCTCGACGGCACGTTTGAATATCTGCCAAGCCTCAAATGGGACAGTACGGGCAATTACACGGCGTTCTGGGCTGTCGGCGCGGTGCCGAACCCCAACCTCCATTGCTCGATCGTTGCCACGGGCATCTCAGTGGGCATCGCCGCCAGCTTCGCTCAGCTGCTTATCGAGTACGCCGAGGCGCACCGCACCGCACCGGGCGGCGCATTGACCGACACGATCCCGAACAGCACCTACACCGTGATGCAGTGCTTCACGCTTGCCAAAGCTCTGATGGATGCAATCTGGGGCTTGGCTGATGCGGTTGGCTTCACCGTGCCGGAAACGCGCGGCGATTATGTCGGCTACAACAAAGTCACCTACATCCCGCCCGGCTTCACCGGCTCGATGCCGAACGGCAACGCGCTGGCAAACGGCACCACGACGTTCATCTCGGCCAGGACATTCATGGAAGCCGACCCGGAGTGGCCGAAGGTTTCCGCCTTCCTCGCCGGCGGCGCCGCGCCAGTGTTCAGCTATCACCGGTTCTGGGAACAGACGGAATGTGCGGCCGGCTTTGCCATGCTGCATCAATATTTCAGCGACTTGGGAACAGCCTGATATGGGCGGTTGGGCGGTCACCAATATGGGCGGGGAGATCCCGCTCAAGGACGAGCGGTTGCTGCCTGACAATCAGGCCACTGCGGCCTGGAACGTGGACCTGAACTCGGGACGCCTGGAAGGGCTACCGACGCTTGAGCTGGTCCAGGATATGACTCTGGTGCCTGGCCTGGTGAACAAAGCCTATCGGTTTCCCGGTCCGACCGTGGGTGTGGATCCTGATTATTGGCTACCCTTGCGCTCCACGTTCGCGAGCGTGGTCCGGTCGCCTCTGGCCAATGACACCCTGCATCGAATTTACTGGACCGAAAGCGACGGCACCGGCGCGTTTTGGAACACCTATGCGCGCTTCGTGGCGGGATTGCCGAATTACACGCTCGGGTTCCTGCCGGTCGAAAGTTACTGGATCCCCACGGTGGTCACCGCTGATGGCACGATCCCGATGGAGATCCCGAACTCGGTGGCGGTGTCGGCACCTGGCGCTGGCTATACACCTGGTACTGTGGTCATGGCCTCGGGGGGTGCCCTCGGGGTTGGCCAGGGTGTCACCCAGGTGCTCATCACGCAGACGCAGGTGGCGTCGATCGTGATTGCCCAAGGCGGCAGTGGCGGCACCGACGGTCAGGCGCTGATCTACGGCACCACCGGCCAAGGTCGACGTTGGAGTGGCACCGGGACGATCTTGGGCGGCGTGCTGACCGCGGTGACCCTGACTGACCCCGGTGAGTATAATCAGAACCCGGTCTTGGGCGATGATCCGATCGCGGTGAACACTTCTACCTATCCACAGGGACCGGCAGTTACTACCAGCACGCCTACGCCTGCCTATCTGGCCAATCTGGCGGGTATTGTCTTGGAGGCCCCGACGTATTTGGGCGTCCCCATTACGACGTTAGCCCAAGCAGAGGCTGCTTACCCGGCAGTCTCATCACAGCTTATAACCACGACCACACCGGGCAGTTTGGTCGGACCCGGTGTTGGCCTGACCGGTGCGGCGGTGAGTGTGACCATGGGCATACTCGACGTGTCGCTCCAATTCGCCGGAGCCTATCTCACCGCGCCGACCAACCCCGTTCCAGTGACCAATTACCCCGGCGGCAGCGGCAGCGGCGGATCGGTCACCCTGACCACGGCGATCAGCACCGACGTGCCCGAAGTCGAGCGGTCCTATATTTTCACCTACGTGGACGAGTATGGCGAGGAGAGTTCCCCCTCGGTCCCATCAGCCGTGGTCGCGGGGGCCTCGGACGGCACCTGGACCGTGTTCGGGTTGTCCAACGTCGCGCCGACGGCGCCGGCCGGCACGGTCTATCCGACCGTCGTAAAAATCCGCATCTATCGCACGATCACCGGCGCCACCACCGGCGGGAATTTCTACCAGGTGGCCGAGGTCGCGCTCCCGTTCGCGGCAAACCCCTCAGTGGGCTGGGTGGACACAACCCCTGACTCGGCTATCACCGGCAACAACACGCTTCAGACCGCCTCCTGGGCCCCGCCTGTCGCGGGCCTGGACGGGCTGACCACGCTGCCAGGGGGTATGCTGGTCGGTTTCACCGGCAACACGTTGCATTTCTGCGAGCCGGACTATCCGCACACCTGGCCGGCGTCGTATGACATCTCGGCCCAATATCAAATTGTCGGTCTGGGCGTCTGGCAGTCCAATCTCGTGGTGCTCACGGCGGGATACCCGCTGACCGGTTCAGGCACCGCGCCCGCGAGCTACATCTTAACCCAGGTGCAAGTCGCTGAGCCGTGCATCGCGCGTGGCAGTATTCTCACGGACTTGCTTGGGGTTTACTATGCCAGTCCGAACGGTTTGGTGATGCTGAACTATTACGGGATGAGCAATCAGACCCAGGCGATGATCACGCGCAATCAGTGGATCACCGAGTACAACGCCAAGGGTTTGATCGCTTGCCGGCACCGGTCGCAATATCTCGCATTGAACGGTTTGGGCACGGGTATCCTCATCGACTTCGCCGAGGGGCGCCGCGGCGTGGTCGAGCTGAACACGTTCGACAATGCCGATTGCATGTGGAACGACGTCTACGCTGGCGACGTCTATGTCCTTGCCAACAAGATGGTCTATCGGTGGGATAGTCCAAACACTGGCCCGATGATCTGGCGTTGGCGCTCCAAGCGTTGGTCCGGCACCGAGCCGCTCTCGCTGGGCGCTTGCCAGATCACGCTGACCTCGGCGGTGACGAACCCACCCACCTACCCACCTTACGTCAATATCGGACCCGGCGTGATCAGCGATAGCGTGAGTGTGCCCGTCGTCACGACGCCCGTCGTCCCGACGATTGTTCTGCCTGCTGGGGTCAATGCCACGTTCCAGCTCTGGGCCAACGATCTATATTCTGTGATTACGCGCAATCTGCTCGAAGAAATCGAAATCTTCCGGCTGCCGTCCGGCTTCAAGAGCTTCGACTGGCAGTTTGAGCTGATTTCGTGCGTGCCCATCTTGAAGGTCGAGTTGGCGTCAACCATGGAGGAGCTGAAGAAGCTATGAGCGTAGACACCTTCGTCATCAACCGCCTGTGTTCTAAGCCGGTCGAATACACGGTGAAGATCCTGCACTTTGTCTCTAACGGCGAGTGGGTTATGGGCGTCAGTATTCACGATGTCTCTGAGCCTGACGAAGTGCAGAAGGAGCGCGTCGCCGCGGACCTAATATACGCAGCCGAGTTGCTGGAAACCGCCGAGTGGAGTGTGACCAATGGCTGATACCCCTAACCCAAGTCTGCCCACGATCCCGCCGCCCACGCAGGATCCGGCCAGCCTGGCGTTCGTGATGACCCAGATGAAACAACGCATTGAGAACATCACCGCCTACCTGCTGGCGCTGAAAACCTGATACGCTTACTACCGTCGTAAACATTGGAGTGCATCCCATGGCGAAGAAGCCCGATTTCCTGGCCAAATTCGAGAAGTCCGACAAGGACAAGAAGGAAGACGCCAAGGGCGCCAAGGACTTAAAGGCGAAAGCTGACAAGGACAAAATGTTTGGCAAAGGCAAAAAGAAATGAAGGGCATCCCGGCCGGCAAGAACAAGGGCAAAAACGTCTCGGGCTACGGCAAGGCGTCCAACCCCACCAAGGTCGTCGCTGGCAACGTGGCCTCGAAGGGTGCCATGCCGCAGAGCCCGATGCCGGGGCCGACCAATCCCGGCCAGCCGATCGCGATGAAGCGAGCTTTGGCTAAAAAAAGTCCCTCAAGCAAAGGATTATAGTCGATGCGTTATATCAACCCAACGGGCAGCTTCGCCAATTTCTCATCGGGCAGCCCGATGACCATACTGTCGCCCGGCACAGGCACGGTGCTGCCGCTGCGCGGCCTGGTGCGCGACGCTTATATCGTCGGCCCGCTGGCGGCGTTGACGATTGCGCTGCCCCAAGTCAGTCGGGGCGAAAAGATCGGGTTTTATTTTTCCGGCGCGATCACCACGCTGACCATGACTGATCGGCTGGGCGTCGCCATTGCGACCGCGCCTACCGCAGCCACGCTCGGCCAGTCAATCGAGATGCGCTACATCAACAAGACCCTCGGCTGGGTTCGCTGGCGGTAGAATGGCGCTGAGTGCGATCCGCATCGACCATCCCGGCGACGGCGAGTGGGTCATGCAGCTCGCCGGTGGCGGGCGGTTTGTGACCGGAGACGACCATTGCTTTCTGACCACCTGGCTGGGCGAGCGGGCCGGCGGTTTCGTGGCATGCGAATACACCGGCAACGCAATGATGATGCACATGGGCTCGATCAACCCGCGCTGGCTGACGCGCACTTTGTTATGGATGGCGTTCGATTACCCGTTCCGCCAGTTGGGTGTGGGCAAGGTCATAGCGCCGATCCGCGCCGACAATCTGGCCGCGTTCAAGTTGGTGAGGCGGCTGGGGGCTGATTTCGAAACGCGCATCCGCGATGTCTACGCGCCGGATGTGGACATGCTGATGTTGACCATGACGCGCGAGCGCTGTCCCTGGCTGATACCACCTCGCGTCGCGACCTGGAGGGTTGGAGCCAATGGGTAAATCCTTCGCACCGAGCATACCGGATTATTCACCGATCGTCGTGGTGGCAACTCAGGATGCCACCAAAGAGGTCAATAGTCTGACTGATTGTAAAACACGCATCATCCCCGATGCCTACGCGCCGGATGTGGCGAGCGGAACGATCGGAGCCACCGAAAATGGGTAAATCTTCGGCACCGAGCACACCGGATTATTCACCGATCGCTTCGGCTGACGCTGCGGCGGCGACGCAGGACGCCAATACCGAAGCCAGCAGCCTGGCATTCGCCAAGCAGCAATACGCCGCCGAGGAACCGACCACGCAGGCGTATGTGCAGTCGATGACGGCGAACTCGAACGCGCAGACCGCTGACGCGACGGCTGACCAGAACCGGTATACGTCGGTCTACGAGCCGATGCAGAACACGTTCAATGCCGAAGCCTCGAACTACAACTCGCCCGCGATGGCATCACAGGCATCCGGCGCCGCCGAGGCGGACGTGGGTTCGCAGTTCAACCAGCAGCGCGCCAGCTCGTTGTCGAGCCTGGAGAGCTACGGCATCGACCCGAGCCAGACCCGCTACGGGGCGCTGGATCTGGGCACCCGCGTGAGCCAGGCGGCAGCGACCGCGGCGGCAGGCACCCAGTCACGACTCAATACCCAGCAAACCGGCATGAACTTGCAATCCCAGGCCATCGCGCAGGGCGCCAACCTGCCGGGTCAGGCGCAAGCTGCCTATAGCGGGGCCTCCAGTTCGGGCGGTGCCGGTGTCCAATCTGGCCTGAACACGTCCAACACCTACGGCAATCTCATGGGCACGGCGTCGCAGTGGGCTGGCAACCAGAGCAGTGCGCTGGGCGGCCAGACTTCGGCGTTGGGTGCTGGGTTCAACAACGCGGCCACGGCGGCCACCATCAACAACCAGAACACCTCCAATGAAATGTCGGGCGTCGGCAGTCTCATCGGCGGTGTCGGCATGCTGGCGCTTTCCGATCGCCGGTTGAAGCAAGATATCCACAAGGTGGGCGCGCTCAAATCGGGCGTGCCGCTCTACACGTTTCGCTACAAGGGTGACAATACCGGCGCGCTGCGCATGGGCGTCATGGCGCAGGAGCTGCGTAAATCCCAGCCCGGCGCGGTAGTGCAAATGCCCTCGGGCTATCTCGCGGTTGACTACGGGATGGTCAAATAAAATGAGCTTCATGCTCGGCAGCCTTATGGGCGGCCTGTTCGGCGGCGCACAGAGTGTTCAGGCGCTGTGGAAGGGCAACAACGACATCCAGGCGCTCCAGCGCCAGAACACGACACGCCAGGCGATCACCGCTGCTACCGACCAGTCGGCCGGCACAGACCAGGCAGCAGCCGCGCCGACACCAATAACCGACGGCGGGGCAGCTGACCCGAGCAGCTCCAGCTCGTCGAGTGATAGCTCAAGCCCGGCGATCGGGCCGGTGTTTGACCCGAGCAAGCTCGGCGCTGGCGCGAAAACCGCCGCACCCCCAGCTGCTACCCCGGCCGCCGCTTCGGCGCCGGCGGTCCCACCGCCCGTGAAATCCGCGTTGGGCGCGGGCGTGATGACGCCGCTACAACTCCAACAGCAGCAGGCAAGCGGCGCGTCGCCTCCAGGAGCTGCGCCGCCGTCAGGCGACACCACCACGCCGCCGTCCCAGATGTATGGCGGGCCATCAGCCACCACACCGGCGCCGATGACCGGGCAACAAATGTATGGCGGTCCGGGTCCAGGCTCGCCAGCGCCCGCGTCAGCCCAGCAAATGTATGGCGGTGTGCCGGGAGCGCCCACCGGCGGGCCGCCTACGCCAGCATCGCCACAGGCTGTCGCACCCTCGCCTGCGCCCCCAACCTCACCGCCGCGTGCGGCGCAGCCTGTGATGACTGGGCAGCAAATGTACGGCGGTGCGCCCGTGCCGGCTGCCGCTAACTCAGTTGCTAACCCGGTTGCCCCCGCCCCTGCCCCCGCTCCCACATCGGCATCCGCACCTGCACCCGCTAACCCGGTTGCTAACCCGGTTGCACCGCCGCCTGCGCCACCTGCCGCGGCACCTGCAAGCCTTGGCTCGCGCATCGCCAACGCGCTCAACCCGGTCAGTTCGGCGCAAGCCGCTGAGATGCCGCCCCGCACAGCCGTACCCGTCGCGCCCGCGCCCGCGCCAGGACTAGCACCCAATACTACGGCAGTAAAAACCCAGGGCATCGCGCCAACCACGGCTCAGGGCTCCGCCCAAGCTGCCGTCCAGCCGACACAGGTCGCGGCACAGCAGAAGTCTCAAACCCCTGCGCCCCAGGCGGGTCCGGCAGCCGTGAACATTCCCGCGTCGGCGGCGCCGGTAGCACCGGGCCAGACCACGCCGACCACGCAGTCCGAAGCCACACCCAAGATCATCAAGCCCACCGTGGACCCGCAATATTACAACGCGCTGAACCCCTCCTACAAAGCCGTGATTGACAAGATCGCCGCCCAAGAGAGCGTCACGCCGCAGCGGTTGGCCGCGACCTGGTTTGCCGAGAGCAGCATGAGCCTAACCGCGAAAGACGGCGCGGCCGGCGAGAAAGGCATCATGCAAATGCTGCCCGGCACGCACGACCAAGCCGACCCCGGCCACACGCTCGATCCCAACCGCTGGCAGGACAGTCTCACGGCAGCCGCTCGGCGCATCAACCAGCTCGATCGCGACTTGGGTCAGGACAGTGTAGCGTCCGTCGTCGGCTGGCAATCCGGTCCCGGCAACATCGCCGCCGTCGCGGCTAATCCCGGCGCGCACCCCGTCGCGACCGCGTATGTGAACAAGATCTTCGGGCAGAACGTGCAGGTGAACCAGACCAACCTACCCACCAGCAACGGACCCCGGCCCACCATGCAGGGCGTGGTCGCGGCGAACAGCAATGGCGGCCCCGATGGCGTGGTGAAATACGTGGCGCAGACCGCTGGCGGGCTCCAGATGACCGACGCCTGGCGTCGCGTCGAGACCATGATGACCGCCGAGGCTGCCTCCAAGGGTGACTGGGCCGGCGTGTCGCATGCACGCGACTTTGTCCTACAAGCCTCACAAAAGGGCATGCTGCAAAATACCATGCTGGCGGATCAGCAGTTGCGCGCGGGCAACGGGGCAGGGGCCATCGCCTACCTCGCCAAAGCCCATACGTTTGTCCCCGACGGACAGATGGGCCAGTTCGGGTTGGACGCCAAAGGCAATGTTTGGGCGCACATGGTCGATGAGAGCGATCCCTCGCGCGTGGTCGGCAAACCGTTTCAGGTGACCTCGCAAAGCCTCCAGACGATCATGAACCAGAGTGCCGACCCGAAGGAATACGTGGCGGCTGTGAACGCACAGCAGAAAGCTGTAGCCGAAAACGCGCTCTCGGCGGCCCACACCAACTACTACAACGAAATGGGTCCTGCGAGAGTTGAAGCCGCAAAGACGGCAGAGAGATGGCATGATCAGGCGACGGCGCTATCGGCGCAATACCACGATGAAGAAGTCGCGCGGCAAACTGCACACGATAAGGCGCAAGACACCACTGCGAACGCCAAGATCGACGCGGGTTTCTATAAGGATCCGGCGAACAAGCGCGATCTTAACAAAGAGGTAGATGGAACCTACGGAGATCAGGGTTCCTACGCGACAGGGGACACTCCCGCGCCGTTGAAACAACGCGCGCAGATGGCGCAGGTGCATATTGAGTTGCGCTCAAACGATCCGGGCACTTCCGCCGTTCACGCGCAGTACATCTCGGAAGGGCTGGCCAAGGGCAATCTCGGCGTCATACGCCAGACCGATGGCAGCTACGCCGTGCGCGATCCAAAAGACCCTAAAACCACGCTGGGTCGTCTCTCCAATGCGACCGGCGCGCAGTTTGACAAGAGCCCGGTCTCGAAGTCACCGATTGGAAGCGTGCCCATTCCGACGCAGGGCATTCCACAAGCGAACGCGCCGACCACCACTGCGGTGAATTAAATGTCGGACAGCGCCGCGGCGGACGACTACCAGGACTACATCGAGCAGAGTCAGCAAGCGGCATCAGCGCCAGTTGCGCCCGCTTTGCCGACACCCACGCAGGGCATCCCCAGCTCGCGCTGGACGCCACCCACGCCAGGCGATACCAGCCGCTGGCAACCTCCGGGCCAAGCCGCTGCGCCGCCACCGCAGGATGCGCCGGATGCCCAGCTATCCACCATCGGGCCAGCAGAAAAACCCGCCGGCTCCAACCAGGGCACCCTTAAGGATTTCGGCGATCAGGTCTGGACCGGCGTGCTTGGGCTTGGTCAGGACGCCGTGGGCGCCGCGCGCTTCGCCAACCAGCAGCTCGGAGCCGACCCCACGATTGCCGCGCACCTCGACGCCGCCAATACGGCGGTCACCGACCACATCGCGGCCACCATTGGCGGCATGTCGGCGACGGCCCAGCAGGCGATGCACGCCAGCATTTTCAATGATGGGTCCGATCCCAACGCGCCGACCTGGGGGCAAGCTGGGTATGTGCGAACCGCCGCCGCGACGATCGCGGGCTTGGTGCCGCAGATTGCGCTGGCGCTGATACCCGGCACCGTCATCGGCAAGGTCGCGGTTAAACTCGCCACGCTCGCCGGGGCCGGTGCCGATGTCGCCGGTGTGGCGGCGACCGCTGCAACCGCCACAAGCGCTGCGACCGACGCCGTGCCGGCCGTAACTGGCCTCGCCAGCAAGATCGGCACGGCCGCGAGCGCCGCCACCACAGCCGGCTCGTTCGGCACCACCGATGCGGGGCAGGCGTGGAACCAGATCGTTGATGGGGTCGACAAGGCAACCCCCGAACAGATGGCGCAGAGCCCGGTGTACCAACACCTCCGCGATACGGGCTTGTCGGATATCGACGCCAGGAAGCAATTGCTCAGCACGCCCGGCTTGGCCGCGAACGTCGCGATGCACTTCGCGGCCGGCGCCGTCGCCGGGTCCGGCGTTGGTGGTCTGCTCAAAGAGGGTGCGCTCGGGGCGGCTGGACGCGGCGTGCTCGCGCGAACTGCGATCGGCGCGGGCGAAGGCGGCGTCGTGATGGGCGGCCAAGCGGGCGCGGACACGGCGCTCGGCCAGCAGGCGGGCACGATCACTGGGACCGGGCCAGGATACGACGCCTCCGAAACCGCCAAGGCCGTCGCCGGCGGGTTCCTTGGCGGGGCACTCATGGGCGGCGTCGCTGGCGTTATTCACGGACGTCCTGACACGGCGACCAAACTGACGGGTCCCAACGCGGCCGGCATGAACTCCGATGTCGCGGCGGCATTGAATGAACAGCTTCCCCAGCCGACCAAGCAGGGCGAACTGGACCTGTCCCAAGTATCGCCGGGAGCGCCAGCGGGTCAGGCGCAGGGCGATATGTTCCGCACCACTCAGCAGGCCAACCCTGGCTCTGGACCGGGCAAGCCGATGGACGCGGTGCCGGGGGCCAGACCGCAGAACCAACGAGCAGGCGATGCGCCGACGCCACCCGGCCGACTGCCGATGACCGACACTGCATCGGGTCCCGCGCCATCGCCTCCCCCGCCCCCCTCGATCGACTACGCGGCAACCCAGACCCAAGCTCGCGCGGCCGGCATGGCGCCGGGCGCCACCCAGGCCCCCAGCGATTTGCGGCCAGCAGCTCCCATCGCGGATCCGCGCACCGGTGCCACGCCAGGTTCGCAGGGTGAGCTGTTCCGCGAACGCAGTGCTGGCGACAGCCCGAGCAGTTTGCCTCTCACCGACGGCAGACCATCGCAGCCACCGCCTGCAGCAGGGTCGCCGCCCGAACCACCACCCACGCCGCCGCCGATACCACCCGCGCCCGCCTCAACTATGCCCACCGGTGTCAAAGCTCTGCGCACCGCGCTGATCGGGCTCGGCGAAAAAGCGCCCGATGTGAACCGGCTCAAGGCGGACGATCTGCAACGACGCTGGCAGTCGCTACAACCGGCGGTAGGCGATGCTGGACAGAAGACCCCAGATTTAGTATCACCTCCAAGCGCCCGCAGCGCCGTTGCAGACACCGAACCGGGGGGTCGGACCTCCTCCACGGATCCGGTCGATACAGCGACCCCGGCGAACCAGGCGGTCTCGGCCCCGGCTGGCTCGTCGGGGTTACCCGAACCCAAAACCGCACCCAAAAAAACTACGGTCGTAAAAGCTGATGTTCGGTCCAACCCGGATGTTAGCTCGGTCGAACCCACGCCCGAGGTTAAGTCCAACCCGGTTGTAAACCCGGTAGAACCCACGCCCGAGGTCAAGCCGCTCACCAAGGGCGAACAGCTCCGCGCCGACGCCACCGCCAAGCGCGCCCAGCAAAAAGCCAGGCTGGCCGAGCAAAGCCCGAAACCCCTTGCATCTGGCAAAGCCTATGTCGATACCGGCGAAGCGGTCACTCCCAAGGCCAGCGTTGAAACCAAGCCTGCCCCCGTCGAGGAAACTCGCACGCCGGTGCAGGTGATCTCGAAGATCCGCGACGCCGCGACCAAGGCCGCGCGCAGCCAGGGTCTATCCGAGGACATGGTAAAATCATGGATGTCGGACGTGGCCAAGGTCATCCAGGGTACCCACTCAGAGATCGAGGCGCACGAGGCGCTGGCGAAGTGGGGTGAGGAAAAAACACCTGCCGCCGAGGGCTCGAAAATCCAACGGCCGCGAGTGGCGGACCAGATGATGCGCCTGCTGACCGGCAAGGGCTTAGACTCGCGCCGCGCATTGAACGACGAAATCAGGGGCGAGGCTGGCAAGGACCGATCCGTCTACGAAGACCAGGGCGTGGCACGCGGCGATATCACCGAGCATGACGCCCCCGCCAGCGACACCACGGCCGGTGGCGAGAAGACCCGCGCCATCGCGACCACCAACAAAGAGCGCATCCTCTCGGACCTCGAACAGAAAATCCGCGAAGGCTCGCTCGATGTTACTCAGGCCGAGGCGCGCTACGGCGAACAGCCCAAAGGTCCTGGGGCGCCGCGGAAATTCAAGAGTGTTGTGGAGTACCTGACCAAGCGCCTCGCTGCGCCGGCGGGAAGCGATCTGCACGAGGCCGACCCAGCGGTGCGCGACCACATCGCCACCGCACTCAGCGAGCACCAGAAGGAGACAGCTGACCCGGTGGGCTATGCGCTGGCTCGGGAAAACGCACGCACCGAAGCCGCCGAAGCCAAGGCCAGCCAAGCCGATCTTGCGCGCCAACAGGAGATCCGCTCGCGGGCGGTATCCAATGAAACCCTGGCGGCCGAACGCGAGGCCGAGCACGCGCCGGCGCCCTTGGACAATGCCGAGGCGGCCCGCAAGGCTCGCGTCGCGGCGATGCAGGCACGCATGGCGGCCGAGGGCAAACCCTTATACCGGCGCGTCGTCGATCGGCCCCGCGAGGACGCACTCACCCCGGCCAGCTCGCGTTACGCCCAGGCGGTCAATGAGCCGCGGATAAACAACTTCCTGCGCGATCAGGTCTCGGCGCGTGAGGCGGCTGGCGGCACCTACGGATTGCACGAGGGTCTGGACGCGATCATCCAGCACGCCAGCGGACCCGATGCCGGACCAATGCGGGCCCTGGCGACCAACCTGCGCAAGTGGGCGCCCAACCTGCCGGTGCGGCACGCCGAGATGGGTGAGGGCGTCGAGGGTGCCTACTACCGTAATACCGATGGCACGCCAGGACATATCGCGCTGAACCCGGACGGCAGCGACCATGTGCAAACGCTGTTGCACGAGGCGCTGCACACCGTCACCGCCGACCACATCGACCATTTGCTAGACGCCGATCCGAACCACCCGGAACTCCAGGCGCTGCGCGCGATCGGCGACGAGCTGCGCGGACATGGTGGTGTGGGTGCCGACGCACCGACCAACCCCCATGAGCTGCACACCGAACTGCTCACCAACCCCGAACTGCAAAAATTCGCCGCGTCGCGTGTGGCCAGCCCTGATTTCCGCGCCAGGATGCGCGAGCTGGGGTTCCCGCCGCGCGAGCAGGGGCGCTCAGTCTGGCAATCGTTCAAAGACTGGATGCGCAACGCGGTGGGTCTGCCCAAGGTGGCGTCGGCCAGCGAGGACACGCTGCTCGACCACATCATGCGGCCCCTGCAAGATATCACTCAGCGCGCCATCGAGCACAACGCCCGCGAGGGGTTGCCCCAAGATCCCGTGCTTCGCGCGCAAGCCGAGCCCCTGTACCGCACGGTGTCTTCTACGATGGGTGACGCCGGCGACAAGATGCGCGCTGCTATCCCCAGTCGTGGCGCGATCATGGACAAATTGCGCCCCGCTTTGCTCGCGGCCAGCACGACCGACGCCATACACACCTGGAACAAAGCGCTGTTCGACAAGCTACAAAACTTCACATTCTCCAATCCCTTGACCAGATATCGCGACGCCAACGAAGCGGTGCAGCACAGCACCAAGGCGTTTCACAACCAGTTCGGTGACAGGGCGGACGGTTTAGTCAAGCAATCCCAGGGGTTGTCCGCACCAGAACGGGCGACGCTGGGCCAACTGATGAACGAAGCCACGATCGGCAATGTGCGCTTGGGTGCCGGGCTTAAAGCCGACGCCAATGACCATCTGACCGCCAAACAACAAGCCAAGCTGCCCGGTCTGCAAGCGCGGTTCGACGCATTGAATGATAAACAGAAAACCCTCTATAGCGGGATGCGCGACTATTACCGCGAGACCGACAAGGTAGAGCGCGCGGCCGAACTCAAGGGCGTGCTCACACGCGCATTCCCCGATGCCACCGAGGCGCAGCGCGAGGCGTTTGCCAAGGGCAGCTCCACCAACGACGGCTTCGCGAAGTTCCTGGCCGACCCGGACAATTCCGACATCGCGAAATCCTATGGTGATGAATGGGGCGCACGGCGCTCCCTGGCGGTGAACCTGGCCAAAGCGCTGGACGTGGGTCGCGTCAAGGGGGACTACTTCCAGCTCGGCCGGTTCGGAAACTACGTCGTAAAATACGGTGAGAAGGACGCTGGCACCTACGGTGTCGAGATGTTCGAGCATCGCGGCGAGGCCGATGCACGCCGTGCTGAGTTGGCCAGCCAGGGCGTCGCCAATCTGGATCAGGTCGCGATCAAAGATCAGTCCGCGATGCGCGAGATGATGCGCGCGGACCCGTTGGCGAACGCAATCCACGACGGCATGAAGGCCGACCCCAGCCTCAAGGCCCATGCCGACGAGGTGCAGGACATGATCAACAAGATCCTGCTCAGGGCACATACCCGCTCCGAGACCGCGAGAGTCGCGCGCAAAGGCATCGCCGGTGCGAGTGTCGATTTTCCGCGCGTGATGGCCAGGGATTTTGTCAACACCGCCAGCCGCGTGGGCCACATGGAACATGGCGGTGAGCGCTATAAGGCGCTCTCCGATATGCGCTTGGTCGCTCGGGACCTGGAGCGCAACGGCGCCGCCGGCGAGGGGATCGCCGCGCGTCAGGTGGGTGACGAGCTGGAGAAGAAAGCCACCACCCAGGATGACGACGGCGGGATCCTCGCGGGGGCGGCGCGCACCGCGAATAGCTTTGGCTATGTCCAGTCGCTGATGTCGTTCTCGCATATGCTGACCAGCTCGATCGAGGCACACATGAACAGCACGAGCCTGCTGGGCGGGCGGCACGGGCTCGGCAACACCAGCCTCGCACTCGGCAAGGCGATGCGCGAGATCGCACCCACCATGATCAAGACGGGTGCCGTGAACACCATGAAGGCATTCGCCAAGGGGCTCAAGGCGGCCGACTGGGATCTGGCGAACCACGCCCGTGATAGATTGATCCAGGCGAACCCCACCCAGGCGGCCGGTATAACCAAGTTGTTTACCGCGTTGGACCGGGCTGGTTTGGGGAACCACACCCAGGCGGCTGAGATGCGGCGCATCGCCAACCCAAGCGGGGTCGCCACGTCGCGGCTTGCCCAAGGGTTCCAGCGGTTTAGCAACACCATGAATGCCAGCGCCCACGCGACCGACGTGATGAACAAGAGCGTCATTGCCAAGGCCGCGTTCGATCTGGAGATGCGCAAATCTGGCGGCGACGTAGACCATTCCGTGGCCTATGCGGTCGAGCAGCTGCGTCAGGTCACACCGAACTATAACCTCGGCAACAAGGCGCGCGTGACCACCTCTCGGGGGTTCCTCGGCCACGCCGCCGCACCCGTGACGCAGTTTAAAAACTACGGGCTGCACATGTACGGGGTGATGGGCAACCTGGTCAAAGCGTCGATGAACGGCGCCACACCACAAGAGCGCTGGGAGGCAAAGAAACAATTCGCCGGCGTACTCGCCACCCACGCGATGATGGCGGGCAGCCTGACCCTGATCGCCGACCCACTGCGATATATCGGCGGCCTATGGGACTACTTCACCTCGACTGACCACAAGCCGCACGACCGCGAGGCGGCGATAAGAGGTTGGATGGATGACACCTTCGGAAAGGAAGCAGGCGAGGTCCTGGCCCGTGGCGTCCCCCAGGCGCTGGGCATTGACCTGCACCGCCGTGTCGGCCTGGCCAATCTCTTGGAGATGCCGGACTTGCCCTCGTTCGACACCAAGGGCGTCGGCGCCATGATGGGCCAGGCGCTCATGGGGGCGGCCGGGCAGGACGCTGGGAACGCCATGAAAGGGTTCTCCCAGGCATTGCACGGCGACATCCTCGGCGGGATCAAGGCCCTGGCGCCGCGCCCGGTGCGCGATGTGATCAGCGCGATCGGCCTGTCCAGCCAGGGCGTGACCGACAGCGGGGGTAAATCCGTCCTGCCTGCCAGCAGCATTACGCCGCTCGATGTCGGCGCGCAGGCGCTGGGCTTCCAGCCGTCGCGGGTGAGCGAGTTCCGCGAGGGGCGCGAGGCGGTGATCCAAGCCCAGCAGGACGCCAAGGACGAGCACGCGCAGCTTGAACAGCGCTGGCTCGCGGCTAAGGGCGGCGACAAGGCGGCGGTGATGTCCGAGATCCGGGTGTTCAGCCAGAAACATCCCGCAATGCGCATCACGGTGGATCAGCTGATGAAGCTCCAGGCCGCCGCGAAGAAGCCGACGGGTCCGTTCGGGCTCAAGATGAACCCAGCGCAAGCCAAGGAGTTTGGCCCAGCCGGCGCGTTCGCCAACCAGTGAACTTTACCAGCGCTTACTACGGTCGTAAAAGATGAACCAGAACCCAAGGAAGCCTGACGATCATGGCGGCACCCAGCCACGCCTCCTATGTCCGCAATCGGAAACTATACCTGGACCGGGAAGCCTCACCCGAGGGGGTGAAGAAGCGCGTCCTGCGCGACCAGGCCCGCACCCAGGCGATCAAGACGGGGAAGCTGAGCGGCAAGTCGGACCCGCGCGAGGCCGATCACAAAGTTTCGTTGAGCAAAGGCGGGGGGAATAGTCCCGCCAATATCGGGGTCAAGACGCCCACGGAGAATAGGAAGAAATTCAACCACTGACGCACTCTTACAATCTCACAAGGTATTCTTAAACGGTGGTTTCTAGGTGTCGGCGAGGTTTGTTGGACAACTAACACGAGCCAGTTTGTAGAACATGCACGGAACATCCTGCTCGCCGTTTCCGCCCCAGCCGCATGTCGGGCACCCGCGCTCGCCAGCGTATCCCGGCTCACCCCGTGTGTTGTCGTTGCCGCACCAATGGCACTGGCGCGCAGCACTAAACGCCAGAGCAACAGCGGTTCTGGGGGCCTCGGCACTCACTCAAAGTCCTCCAGGTCTAGGGTCTCAGCAGGCAACAGCGCCGCGCTTGCGCCTTGTCGGGAAAGGCTGAACCATGTCCCGGTCGATGTGCTAGATCCAACCGTTGCAAGCCCTCTACACACCATCTCGCGCCATACGCCTTCAAGCGGCGGGGCAGCAAGAAAGCGGTTTCGGTATGATCGCATCAGATTGTTGGGTAGGCCGAGAGCATGACGTGCAAGCTCAAGCTGTTCGGCTGTCAGGTCGGCGGTTTTGGAGGCGTCGGTCATGCGCGCTGCCCCCGGATCAGCGCCAGCACCTTTTCAGCGTGCGGCACATAAAGTTGCCATAGCGCCACTTTTGCATCTGTCTCAGGATCTCGCCGACCGTCGTCCGGACTCAGCGGTCCGATCTCTGCCGGGTAGAGTGGGTCAATGCAGATGATGCGGGCGATTTGCTCAATCAAGTCGGCAGTTTCAGAGGCTTCGGTCACGGTCCGATCCCTAAGTTTGTTTCGCATACGATGCCGGAAAGAGCACGCCAGCAAACGGACGGTTGCAGCGATGGCCGGGGCGAGAGGCTAGTCTGCATCACTTGCGACAGTCTGCAATATCAATTAGCATTTAGCCATGGTCGAATAACAGGTGCAAAATGGCAACATTGTTACGTCGTCTTGTGCTAGAGCGACGGTACTCGGTTGGTGAAATATTCGCATCAACTGCGTTTGGTTGCATAATAGGGCTGCTCTGCTCGATCATTGTTGAAGTGTTTGTGGGGCACCTATGAGAGCGTCAGCCGTAAGCCGAGCACCGACCACGGATTTACCCGACGGCACCTTCGACAACTTCGCGGAGTGGCTCGCCAAGGGCTCGCGCTCGACGGCGAATGGCATGATCCGGTGCGAAGACTCGCGCGGGCGCCAGCTCGGCACCTACAGCGACTTCATGATGGCGCGCGACAATAAGACGTTCCCGGTCAGCTTCTGGAGAGTGCGACCAAGAAAATAAGGGTTGTTTTACCCTACTGGTTGTCTAGGGTTAACAGGCGTTGGCGCTCTCCCATTCGCACTCGCGGACATCCTTGCGGGCCTGCTCGATCGGATCTGGATCGCCGTCAATAAACGCTTCACCTGCGATCTCGCCGGCCCACTCGCATGCGTTGTCATCGGTCCAACCTCGGCTTAGCCCAAAGCGAACGAACTCAGTGATGTAGGCGACTTTCCAGTCAGTCTCAAACGCCTCGTTGAGCTGATCCCAGGTGTCTCCATCGACCCCGGCCACGGCCGCACGGCGGGCTTTCCAGCATGTGGTTCTGGACACTACCTGCTGTGCCGCGTAGGTGGCCTGTTGCGCCATCTGTATCTCGATCATCCAGGGGATGTCACACATGCTCGGGATGAGATCGTGCGGGTCTGGCCACGCCACGGTTCCAACGGGTCCGTCACTCACGGTTCAGCACCGTATGGACCGCCTCGATCTCGGTTGGGTATGCAATCTGTATGGCGCGAGCGACCGCGGCGAAAGTCTCTTGCGCATCCGAGTTGCCATCTTCAGCGGCATGTAAAGCGTCAACGCACGCCTTGATGTAGGCGTCCTGCATCTTGGTGCGGGCGACCGTCATAGCTCTGAGCGCCGCCAACATGGCTTCCGCCTCGGACATCGTCGGCTGGGCGTCTCCCTCAAGGGTTGCCACAAGTCGATCTGGATGGCCCGCTTGACGAGCCAAGATAGCGTGTGGCCTGGGTGTTGCCAGCGGCCGTTGATACAACTCATAATGCACGGGTGGCTCATTGGTCGTGCTCATTGCCGCTCCTCTTAGGGTTTGGATTTGGATGCCACACCTGGGATCAGGTTAGGATTGAGAGGCGCCGCGGTCGTGGCGCCGGCATGCTGCGCGGCCTGCTGGGCGCTGGCACTCGGGTCGACGTAGAGATACCCGGCCAGCTCGAGGATCTTCAAGGGCACGTCCACGCAATAGATCTGCCCGCCGCCAAACCCGGTGCCGGCCGCGATCGAGCGCCGCCCGGTCGAGGCACCCCAAACATGGCCCATGCTTTCGATCACGTCGCTCGGGGGTAGGTTGCGCTTGCGGCACCACTCGTTGAGCACCGCACGGTTGATCCGAAGCACCTGCTCCTGCTGCGCCACATGCACGTCCACGCGGTTGCGATCCTGCGGATACCACTTCACGAAATCCGCCGGCAGCTTTTTGGGGCCCGGTGCCGCGAACCATTGGGTGACCAGCTTGTGGCGCAAGCTGTCCGCCATGAAGGTGCCGAGCACCTGCTCTAGATCGTAGCCCGACGCTGACACCGTCACCGCGGTGAGCCGCACGCGGCGCATGCGCAGGAATTGATCGCAGAGGAAGTGCTTCAAACCGACGGTGTCGAATTTGGTGAGTTTTAAATGGTTGGCGATTTTCGCGCCAGCCAGTATCGTCGCCATGCCCGCGATGTAGAACCGTTCGGCTTGCTCAGCCACCAGTTCCTTGTTCAGCATGTCCTTGATCGCGCACACGACATCGTCGGTCTTGGTGTAGTTCATCGCGATCCACTTGGCGTATATCCGTCCCGCACTACCGTAGTTATTCTTGGTCAGCGCGATGATACGCGCCGCCTTGGAGGTGTCGGGCACGCTGGGCACGGTGATCGCGAACTCGAACAGCCGCACCGCGCCGGCGTCGGTGCCGTCGGTCTTGGCGACGATGTGATCCATCAACGGATAGTTGCTGGCGCTGATCAGGATCGTGTCCCACTCGCCCACTTCCTTCATGGATGAGTCCGCGTTGAGCCGGCCCTTGCCCTTGCCCTGTGACAAACTCAGCGCGAGGTTGACCATCTTGTCGGAGTTCTCCGACCCCACCTTCATCTCGTCCCAGTAGCAAGGCATGGCGCGGGATTGGGCGATCTTCGCGAACACGAAATTGTTGGTGTCATCCACGGCATTGAGCGACACCGCCGCCGACCACACGCTCAGTCCCAGTTTGATCGAGCTGGTTTTGCCCACGGCCGATTGGCGCGACCACGCGCTGACCGCGATGCCGGCATGACCGGTGAACACCATGAGCGGTGCGCCGAAGCTGGCGGCGATGATGGTCTGGAGATCGAGCCGCCCGGCGCTCACGAAGTCGCACGCCTGCTGCCACTTGGATAACTCGCCCATCGGCCTGTAGGCATGCACCAGTTGCGCGTCGCCGCCGGGGGTGGCTTCCTCGCGGCCGTCCGCCCGGTAGAGCGTGCCGCCGACGCTGAACCCGACATGGTTGCCCTTGTGGTCGTGTGCCCAGCCGAACGGATGAATGGTTTCCGTGCGCTCGGCATGTTCCTCTCGCAGCTTGTCCATCCAGCCCAAGACGAAAGCCCTCCAGTGCAACTCGGTGTTTGGCATTAGCGTCACGTTCTGCGGATCGAACAGGGCGTAGATCGCCGCGCTCTCGGGCTTGAGCTGCGCGCCACTCGCTCGCACGACGAACATCTTGCTGGCGCGCGTGTAGGAAAACGTGATCGCGTAGCCACCGAACGGAAGCGCGTCCAGGATCGGCGCGCTGACATCGCCCTTGAGGATGGGGATCCAGATGGGGCCGTTCTTGGTCGGCACCTGAGCCTCGATACCACGCGGACCGCGACGGAAATAGTCGGGCAGATCGCCATCCTCGATGCCCAAATCCCACGGCGAATGCACGCGGCCGAAATGCGGGCAGGTCTGGCACACACCGGGACGCGCCACTTCGTAATGGCCGCATGAGGGGGGCCCGAAATTCTTGGCAGTATGCTCGCGCCCGATGCGAGCGAACTCGCTGTCCACCTCGTGCGCTTTGTAGCGTGGGTCGCCGTCGCTGATCGGATGAATGAACTGCGAGCCGTCGATCGTCATCGACGCCAGGGTCAGATGTCCCAGCAGCCAGAGCGGCCTCGGGTCGCCGTTACCGTGGTTGGCCAGCGATTGCTCGACCTGCTTGCACTCGGTCGCGATGCGCGCGAACTCGCGTGGGGCGGCGCGGGGCGGCAGGTTGGCCAGCGTGTTGGCGCCCATGTTGGCGCCCACGCCAGCGTTGCTAAAGATTGCGTGGACGTTGGCATTGCCACTGCCGCCCAACGCCGCCGCCATGCCCGACGCCATACCCGCTTGGGCCTGCCCCTGGACCACCTGGGTGGCTTGCGCTTGGGCCTGTGCCGCTTTGGGCATCAGCCCCACGTAGGGCTGGAGCGCCGCCAGCACGAGCGTGTTGGGGTAGTCCGCCGCCGCCAGCCGGGGGATCGTCTCGACTGGAACGCCGGCGTTCGCGCCGGCTTTGAAATTCTGCGTGCCGGGGGGTCGGAGTATGCGTGCCGCGTCGGCGCTGAGCCCGGCGTCGCCGGTGAAGCCGTGCTTGATCAGCGCGGCTTTGAGCGCGTCGGCGTACGGCTGCCAGTCAGCAACCGCGAGATCATCCTCCAACAGCCAGTACGCATGGATGCCATAGCCCGATGACACCGCGAGGTTGGGCCTGGGTAACCCCGACGCCGCCAGGAACCCGGCCAGCCATTTGAGCGCGTCGGGGCGGGTTGCGAATACCCGTGTGGGATCCTTCTTGTCGCCGGCCCGTTTGACATCCATGTCCAGCCAGAACGCCTTGAGCCGATGGGCATTCTCCTGCGTCCTTGGGCCTTTGAACTTGGGCTGCCCTTGTTTGTCCTGACCGTCCGCGAGGGCCTTGGAGTAGGACGCCACGGCATGGAAGGTGTCGTTGCCGAATTTCGCCATCGCGCGGACGAAACCACCTGCCCGATGGGCCGATGCGGCTGGGAAAAATCGGTGAGAAAAATGATTGGCGCCGGGTTTCGACCAGGCAATTACTACGTAGTTGCCCGGTGCAACAACGCGGGAAATAAATTGATCGGTATCCACTAGGTA